ACATGTTAGGCCATTTATCTCCAAACGGCTCCATGTCGTGATCACCTTCCCTGCAAAAAACTTCATAGCTGAAACTTATGCTTGTTTCAAACTTAAACTCTTCATTGCAGCTTGTACAGTGCTGTTCGTGGGTGGTCGACTCTTCGTAGCCCGCGCCATCGTCGTGATTTATTTCCTGCTCAGTCTGGCAGTAGGGGCATTTTACGTCGCTCACTTTGTCACCTCGTCTTCAAGTTTTAAAATATTAGTCACGAATCGCACCTGCCAGTAGACAACAAGGCAAATTCTTTTATTTCCGTCCAGTGTTCATCTATTTCATCTGAATCCTGCTCACAGTTATCCATATCCATAATATTATTAGCCAGTTTTACAATGCTTAAATTTTTCTCTCGGAGCTGAGCTTCAAGCTCTGCAACCCTAGCTTCAAGCTTCTCAGTATTTGCATAGCAATGTACACGTTCTAGGCTGTTGCACATCATACAAGCCTTCATAGCGTAGCTAGCCCGATAATCAGTGAACGCGTGTTGTGTTGCGCCAAGCTCGATCTGAATCTTATCGATAAAAGCGGCGGTCTTTATCACCCAATCATCAACACTTTCATTGTCGATTGCTTCTCTCAGCTCAGTCTTTATCACTGATTGTATGATTCCTAGTGTGCTCACTTTGTCACCTCATCTTCAAGTTGTCTCACATGGGTCTCCAACATGTAAATAGGCACGCGGTAACGAGGCCCACAGGTGGAGCTAAATTTACTTTTGTGATCATGATCCGAACCTTCGCGGACCCAATCAATACCCACACTATCGGCCCATCCGATTTGCCTCAACTCTTTCTCTCGGAGCTGATGCTCAAGATGTTCAATCTTTCCCGTCATTGCATCGCACTCTGCGTCAGTTTCGACAGCTTCAAGTTTGATATATTTAACTTCAGCTTCAAGCTCTGCAATTCGCTCCTTGACTACCTCATCAACCAAGTATTCTACTTCGCCTATTGACGTAACCACCCTTTTTCTGTCTTTGTCGTTTTGTCCAGCCCGAGCCATCATCTTTGTAAAGTCACTCACTTTGTCACCTCATCTTCAAGTTTTCTAAGTTCATTCAGGCAATTTTCAACTATCTCTTTCAATGTATTTTCACAATGCCCATCTGCTAACGCCTTTGCCTCTGCCATGTGATCTACAAATATCTCTATCTTAGCCTCCAGATTTTTACTGACCTCCGCCAGAATTACTATGTGCTCACGCCGGTTAGGATTCAATGTGTCAATCTGAAGCCGGCTATCAAGATGTCTAATACGATCAGCCGCATTACTAGCCAGCGTCTCAGCTACGTGGTCACCGACGCATACGCCATCAACTTCGGTCGCGCATGGGAATAGGTCCAAGTCATTTTTGTACCATGGGAAGCCTAGGACTTTGCCTAAGGTTTGGCAGATTTCGTCGTTGCTTTTAGCGGCGGCAGCTTGGAGCGCCTCGACTCGTTGTTCTGCATCGTTTAAAGATTTGATAGCAAAATTGTATTTGCCTCTAGTTACGTTCATTGTGTTACCTCGGTCTGGCTTATTAAGTTCAATGTTATCCATGCTTTAGCGGCTGTCTGTGGCACTACTCCGTTTCCCAAGAGCCTAATTCTGTCCACCCTGTCGGGACACCCATCAACCACTCTACCCACGTTGGGTTCAGGTGGCCACTGCATTGTTGCCTGCCACCTGCACTGTTCACTATTACTGTGGTCAAGCTCTCTTGGGTACCCTTCTTCGTTGGGTCGCTCCTGTCCTGATAACCCAGACGCGCTTCGTGGGCTGATGGAGTCGGCCAGTTCAGTGCCGCAGTCTGTAGATTCACTCCGCCCTTCTGTTTCGGCCCCTTCCCAGCTCCCGTGTGAGCGCTGGCGGTCGGAGTCGGCCATAGTCTCCCCGTGTGGGGGTCTATCATCCCTTCCGCTAGAGCCACCTGAGTTGACAAGTGAGTTGACTTCTCCACTGGTCGACCCGACGTTTTCGCTGACATCCCTGGCATGTTCGCTTTTGGAGTCGGCCAAGTCTGGACTATCGCTACTTGCTGATTCAGACCGTACTGGCAGTTCCTCCCTGTCACCTTGTCGTACAACCTCTCGCCTAGCTTCGGCGGCTGGCCATCCTTCGTCTGAAGTCGGTCTATCGTTATGCCTGATTCCCCCACGGCTGGAGTCCGCCAAGATAAAGACTCGCTTTCTCTGGTGAGCTGCGCCGACTTCACGCGCACTGAATATTCCCCACGTCGTAGAGTAACCTGTTTCTTCCAAGTCACTAATGACTGTACTGAGTCCAAGCGAGATGTGTCCTTCAACGTTCTCGAAAAATACTCGTCCAGGATTGATTGCTGCGATGTGATGGTAGATGAAGGGCCACAAGTGTCTGGGATCTTCTTTACCGAGCCGCTTGCCTGCTGAGCTAAACGGTTGGCACGGATAGCCTCCAGTGATGATGTCAACTGCGTCTCGAAACAAGTGTGATGGGAAGGTTTTAAGATTCGTGTAAATAGGTGCGGGAGGTAGCTCACCCCTTTCCATCTTGCTGACCAAGTTCGCAATAGCGAAGGCTTCGATCTCCACATAAGCGATGACTCTATGTTCAAGTCCTGCAAGGTCAAGTCCTCTTTCGAGCCCACCATATCCTGAGCAAAAGCTGATGACAGTTGGTAATTCTTTGGTAATATCCACACTATTTATTCCTCTTTAGTAGTTTATCGCTCACTACAGTACCTCAACAGTGATTCGATATTTAGGAGTGCTATCCGCATCGCTGACAACTACTGGCGCGCCAAAATGGACGGCATGCTGTGCAACGGCGACGAGAGCTTCGATTGTGACGTCTTTTTTATTGGCTGCCCAAAGTCCACGCCTGAGAACTTTGCCGGCAAAAATAGTACCGGTTAATGGGCTGGCGGCTATGTGTAGGTCTTTTTTCATCTGATTATCTCCGATTCTTTAAGCGCCCAATACTCGCTCATTTTAAGCGCCGGAAAGATTACTCCCTCAGGTATATTGCTGAATTTGGGCAGCGACAGAATAAATTCAAAATTGATTTGTTGGTAATGAGGGTAAGCCAACGTCATTCCCGACATGGTTAAATCAATCTTAAGATCTTTGCATAAGCGAAAGGCGTCAGGCTTACTGCCCAACGAAGAAAACTCGTTATACGCTGAAAGGCACACTTTTCTCTTGAGTGGGCGATAGAAGTTTCTTGATAAATCCTTAGTGCTCTTCCAACCTTCTGGCACGTCTTCCTTTTTTAACTCTAACCCTGTGACCGAATCGCCACCGAATAGTCTTGCAGCTTTGTATTTTTTCGCGAAAGCTAACCATTTTTCAGCGCACAATTGTCCGTCAGCCTGAAATTTTATTATGACAGTTTCAGCAAAACCCCCTTTAACTAATCGGTAGTAAGTTCTTTCTTGGCTCATGGTAATATCTCCGTATACAAATTGTCTAGCCGGTCGCGGTCATCGCAGCTTAACAAAGCATTGCTGTCAGAATCGTTATCGGCAACTTCTAAATCTCTTATTATCGATATCAGTCTAATTAGCTGCTCTTTGGTAGCAAACTTTTCACTTGGCGCTTGCGGTTCTACCAGTACACTTTTTACAGCCACTTCCGACTCGTCGAGTTTATGTCCAGGCACAGCTGTTGACCGGATGTCCATAGGATAAGAATCGCGCATGGCGTCTATCGTAAAGTCTACACACTTTTCTACAGTGCTCATGTCGCGAATAAGTGTGCTCGGGCCATCGTCCAAGTCTTTCTGAAGCACATTACCCAGATGGTCCATAGCCGCAGATATTACAGCGAGATGAATATCTTCTGGCGCGTCAACTTGACAGATTAGCTCAGATATCCATTTGTTTATTAAACTATAAGTCTCATTTTCAACTTTCACAAGTTTGTTGTAGGAATCTTCACTACTTTGTTTTACTCGTAACATTCTACACCTCCAAAATAGTGTGATCGACAATGTCTCATTTGAGTACCAACTTTTTCAAATCTTTCAGAAGGTCAATGTCATCGGCCCTTAACAACGAGTAGCCGCGATCGTTGTTGCCGAGTGCAAGTATTAGTGTCGCTAACAGGCTGGCCAAGTCCTCCCTAGTCGCAAACTTTTCACTTGGCGCTTTCTCAAGTTTGTCTAATCTAGCTTCTAGCAGGCTAACCTTAAGTCTTAAGTCCACAGGTTTTGGCACAGCTGGACTTTCCGATTCTAAGTCGACAAATTGATAGACATTAACATTGGGCACAAGGTTGGAGCCGTCTAACTCAGCTCCGCCTAGCTCTACTTCGGTCAGTGCGCGGGCGAATGGCCAGTGGTAGGTTGTGTCTCCCTGCAGATGTGAGCTTCCAAGGCACTCATAACGATCTTCGCTCATGTGCATAAACTTCTGAAAAGTGTTAGCGCTAAAATCTCCTTCAATATCGCTAACCGCAATGATTTGGTTATGCTGGGCCTTGAACTTAGGTGGGAAGGCTGCGGCCATTATGCAAGTTAAAATGCCGTCGCCCTTAGTGTCAACATTTTGGTGCGTCTCCGCAAATTCGCCTAAGGCTTCTCTTAATTGTTCTTCGGTAATCGTTCTTTCAGTCATAATATTAGTTCTCTTAGTTAATTAGCGTTTTTCAAAAATAACGTAAATACCTGAAATGCGTGAGTCTGCTAGGAAGTACCCTTTGCTGGCCAGGTATTCAAAGTCCAACAATGCTTCGGCCACTGTGTCCGTGTTTTCGGGTTCGTAGCAAACAATATAGTGGAGCGTCTCGTACTTAACCACGAAATCACTACCTCGCTCGGTGGTTATAGTCCGTATCGATTCTCTTTGTACTGATTTGGTTTTTCCAAACATGGTTATTCTCTTAGTTGGTGGTTAATGCTCTGGGTCGCGGTCACCTTCAGTAGTCTCATTCGCATAGACTAATCGGGCACCCTGCACTTCGAAATCTTCTCCAAGCCCATCCATGCACATAGCATCACTTGCACCTTCTTCGATGGCTTCTTGAAGCAAATTTAGGTCTGACTGATTCACGTTGGCTTTGACGCGTACTGTTACTAAAACTTGAACGTACATAATATTAGTTCTCTTAGTTGGTGGTTAAAGTATTTAGCTGCTAGCTAAAGCTTTCTGGCGTCGAAGACAAAACTTTAGTTTGCTTTGTGTCCAACATTAATACCAAGTTATTCGCTGGTCGTTTTCTACCGTCAACATTTGAATAATGTATTTTCATGTCGCCGCTAAATCTATCATCGACTTCGTTTCTTATGTTCATTTCAGGGACATAAGAAACACTGACCGTTTCTATTCCGCATTTATCAGCCGCTTCTTTTATCATGTTGGCAAAATCGATGTGATTCTGTGGTATTTCAATTGCTTCAATTTTCATAATATTAGTTCTCTTAGTTGACGATTAATAGGTCAGGCTACCGCCCGTAGAGCTTGAGCATTGTGCCATCAAGCTGACGGCCTTTGACCTTCTTCTCTTCTTTGTAAGGGGGCGTTTGGGCAAGTACACCCATGCGCTTGGTATATGCCTTGCGCATGGCTTTCTTTTGCTCTTTGATAACTCGGTTAATTCTATTCTTTATGCCCATGGTTATTGCCTCTTCTGGTTGGGTTTCTAATTGAGTCCTGATTATGAGGGACTGACTTTAACTTGTCAACAGGTGTGGAGTTTTATTTGTCTGCGGAACCAGTCAAAGTTTTCGCTCGCTCGTTCCATCCCATTAGAGCGAATGCGCACTTTATCCAATACTCCTTAACAGTGTCCTCTTCACAGTTATCAGGTGCGCCTCGAACGCTTACCCACCACAACTTAAAATCGGCGTTTAAGTTGTGGTGGTGAAATTCCGCGAACCAGCGGTCTGCCTTCCAATCTATTAAGGCGGGCTCCGACTCATCAGTAGTTTCAACACCAAAACATAGCTTCATAACTCTGCGGGCGGCATCGTTGGCTACCTTGTCGCAGTCGATATGAATCATATCAGCCGAACTTTCCCATTCCGTGGTCATTGCGTTACTACACGAGGTGGCTATCAGGCGGTGCCAAACATTCGCATAGCTGTTAATGTGGGTAGGCTTATCATCAATCATTGCTTGCTTGATAACTTCTAATGCTTCCACTATTTCTAATTGATTATTCATGATATTTTCTCTTGGTTGGTTAAGGTTTATTTGTCTGCGACATATCTATTATTTCACGAGCTAACTGCAACATTTCATCACGGGTTAAATACTCCATGAAATAGTCATCGCACTTTTCTTTTACCCGAAATGTGCCATCACTTTGAGGTTTGAACGATACAACTTGATGGGATTTTAGGCGGGCCATGATGCTGGGCTTGGTGGCTTCTGGAACGACATCCTGGGAGCTTTCAAACCACCCTTCAGCCCAGTAGTCGCGATAACCACAATCTAGACATTTTATTTCTGCTTCGGAAATTACACCGCCATCGATAGCCTTAGGTGTAGTGATATTTTGCCCTCCACACTTTTTGCACGCGTCTATGTTGTGGTAATTGGTAGTGTTGGTTTGCATCTTATTATCCGTCCCACTTAATTTCACCTTAGCTTCATACAAAGCGCTATCAACACCATCTCTCCATTGCTTATCCATCTTATTCTCCGTCCCACTTAATTTCGCACTGTATGTTTACGCCTACAACCGGTTCAGACCTAAGGCCTATTGTCCTACCCAGCGTTAGATCTACGTTGAAAACACTCAATACCGTGTCTGCTTCCAGCTGTTTTAATATCGCTAGTATTTTAGCTTCTGCGGCGGATTTTAAGCCTCTGATCTCGCCTACTGTGAGTTCTTTTGACATCTTGTTTCTCCTGTTACTTGTTAATTTTAAAAGACAGCTTAGACAATGCTTTGGCCGCATCGGCTGCTGAGCTACTAGCCCGTAGAAAAGCTAATTTTGCATTGGCATGTGCCGTTGAGCTACTGAGCCGTTGCACTGCTATTCGCAGGTTGGTACTGGCTTCTAACAATGTGCCCTTGAAGCTAGCTGCAATCTGCTCATCGGTTACCGAGTCAGGTAATGAATGGTCTTTGCGGATCTGGTATATCCATTGCTTATTCATAATGTTCTCCGGTTCGTTACCTACAGGCCTCAGTGCAATCGTATTTCCAGACTATCGGCCCTTTCATCTTACGCATAATCCTTAGCCCTGCCATCGTGGCATCAGATCTATTCTCTGCTTCAACTTGCAGCTTCATTTGGTTGTTTTCGGCTTTGAAATATACCCAGTAGATTCCCATGGTTTTATCCTATAGTGTTAAGTTTATCGACCGCACTTAGTGCACGGAATTCTTGCAGGCTTACACGGTGGCACAGGTGGGGCCTCGCGCTGCACACACGCAAAGTTATCGCATATCTTTTTGCCAAAAAATATAAACTTCTCTCGGTGCATAGTGCTGCCGCATCTAGGGCAATTTCCGCACCCGCCATTTTCTCGTCTTACTTGGTTCAACGGTGGCAATGGTGGCGCTACCGGCCTAAAGTTTAGTTTCTCGTGATAAAACTTAAACTTACAGCCTCCGGCAGAATTGTGTGGATACTCGCTACAATACCTCGGACCCAAGCCGAAGAAAGACCGCTTAACGTTGGTGTTTGTGCACCAGGCACCCTTTTCATTGTAGTGTACGCAGTTTACGTTGATCACTTTTTGGCCACTATAGAGTCGAACCTGTCAACGGCATAAGCACATTTATTGGTCCAATAATTACCAGGCATTTCACCCGTGGTTTTGGTGTAACTAGCGTTATTCCTAGCCGCCTCCGTGGCTTTGCAAGCTGCATGGTTAGCCGCACAGTCAACTTCATAAGAATCGCCTGTAAAATCGATGGTCAGGTAAGCTGCGCGTGAATTTTCTCGCAGCTCTTCTACTGTCACGCTATCGGGATCTGCTAGCCACTTTTTGACTAGTTCTATGTGTGGGTTCATTCGCTATCACCTTCTATAGAGTCGAATTCCTTCAACGCTGCTATACGCTCAAGTATCCAATAATTAACAGATGTGAGTGAAAATGCCCCCGTAGCACAGGAATGAGCGGTATACGCAGCCCAATTAACAGTGTGTAAAAGGGCATGATCATTCCAAGGAAGGGTAAGCGCACTTCTATCAGTAAGAGCCCTGTAGGATTCTCGTTCATTCACCCTTAGCTCTTCATCGCTTACGCTAGTTGGATCTGCTAGCCACTTCCTGACCAGTTCTACGTAAGTGTTCACTTGCTGTCACCTTCTGCTACAAACAAACCTTCTGCTTGCAGGTAGTAAATGTAACAAAGAGACTTCAAAGACCGCTTGCCATCGTGATTTGTCTTAAGCGCATTCTGCTCGACTATCCAAGTCCGTGTATCTAGCTTAGCGCAACCAAACATTTCTTGAGTTGCCCGCTTAAACACCGCATAGACGCGCTTTTGAAACTCTAAGCTAGTAGTGTCATAAGTCCGTTGGTCTGCCAGACTGGATCCAGCTAAGCGAATCAGTGCGTATTCTCGCGCGTTCCGGTAAGTAGTCTCAAAGGTATTGTATTTAGTCTTCATTTTCATTTCCGTCTGTGTGTGATTGTTAATTATAAGGGACTGACAATAATAAAGTCAACAAGTGATTAAAAGAGCTGGTGAGTTTTAGGGGTCTATAGAACCCTTAAAAGAAAACTTTGTTTAAGGGTAGTTTTCATCCTGCGTGCTCCTCTATAGAATCCTCAGCTTCAATACGCTCTTTCCATCGATGCTGACAATACAAATCAAGCGCTCTTTCAACACTTTTAGGATTGGTGACACCCTCTGCCTGGTTAATCAGGCTGTCCAAGTAGAATTCTAATTCTGGGTAGCCTGCGTCTTTTGCAGCCTGGTTTAAGGCTTCTACGTGCTGAGGCGCAATCTCAGCGTAAGTCCCACGTCCTTTGCCTAAGTCATAGACCATGCCTACAAACATACGACCTAGGCATAGAGGCGCATTGAACATCAGGCCTTCTGTCGTCTCTAGGTACTTGATAGAGTCGGGATCGATTTTAAATTTCACGTTCATTGATTATCTCCTTAGGCATTTTCCGGTATTTATTAGTAACATAGTCTATCCACTCTGACTGGCTAATTAACCCTCCCGCAACTGATAGCATGACTAGCGCTTTAGGACTGGGCGAGGCTGCATGTGGAGGTGCAATGCCTCTAGGTGTACTATGGAGCAACCAATCTTCACGGATTGCCATATCCCAGTCACGCATAAAGTTATGTTGGACCGCGAGTTGCTTCTTTTTCTGACTATTGCTGAGTTTCACTTGTTATCTCCTGCTATAAGAAAGTCAACTTTATCCCCTGGCATAGGGAAATCAACCTTCGGCATATCCGGCACTGTACCAGCAACAAAGTCAGCGTTATTATTAACGTGATCTCTAATTACATCTAACAAGGCTTCGTATGAACTAGGGTAAGCCTTCTTGAGTGCCACGAAATCAGGTGAAAAGTAATAGCCTATTACCGTCCATAGGAAACTACCCGCGCGAGTGCTAATCCTTGCACCGGTAGGGACAATGGGAATTTGCACTTGTAAAAATACGAGTTTACCTCCGTTGGCACTGTCTAAACTGATTTGTGTTGGCATTTTATTGGTCTCTATAGGGTTACAATCAAGGGTTCAATGACTGGTTCAATATCTACTGGTGATAAAGTCCAGCTTATAGGGACAAAGGAAAATCCGTCTCTGTTCAGGTAGACCACATCACTACCCGCAGGCTTGCATAGGATAGTCACCTCAGCTTGTGGACCTTCTTTCTTTGCCCATTCTGTCGCGACTGTTATAGCTTGTTCTTTGTCGTCTACTCGCAATGTATAACGGTTATTGAGCTTAACTACTTTTATTAGGAATTTCATGTTATTGGCCTAGTGGTGAGTGGTAGTACCCAAAAAGCCTCAATTAAGAGGCTACCAACTGATGCTGGATTTGTGGGTCGATTAGCTGGGCATTGGCGGTCTTCATGTTCTCGTTAAAAGGAATATACTTTGGCTTACACCTTAAAGGCCTCAACTAAGAGGCCGGTTAGTGGTTACGGTAGGTTATAGGCTACCAACTTCCCTCAGTGATCATCCTTTGTACTTCTTGGGTAACGTCAACCGCCATAGCGTAGGCGGCAATCACAAAAGTTATATCCTCAACTCCTCGCTCTATTACTATCTGACCTAACGTCTCAGCGTCATAGTCGTCCAAGTAGGCCTTACTATTGTCCGACAATTGCGCAACGTCTCCTCTATAAGCTGTAGAGGTCAGCCATTCGTGGCCGTCCAGTGCTTCGTGGATAATGCGACCAAAAATATCATCGTCATCATTTTCGCCATAGTCGGCCATAATGTTAGTCGCTAGATCCAGTATTTCGGCTTTGTATTCTTCAAGTGTTATGTTCATTTTATTTGTCTCGATTGTGGGTTAGTTGATATCGCTTTAGCCTCTCGTGTTGAAAGACTAAACCGATTTTAACTCGTGACTACTTACAGTCTTATAGGCATGACCACTGCTAGGCAATCATTGGCCGATATAGTGATGGAATCCATTGCGCCCGCATAGTTTATTTCTACAGTTTCACTGGCATCCCAAAATGACAATGCGTCTACAAGATATTGCTTTTTGACCCAAACATCGCCAATGACGTTTATTGCCTCATCTTTTCCTGTATGCAATTTGACTTCACCGGATAGTAGAAAAGACTTGGTTAACTTTCTGGACTGGTGGCGGACTCGACTTGAATTAGGTAGAACACGTTTGTAGTCGGGGTACTTCGCATCTTGATTGATTTTGAAAATGTTTTTATTATAAAACCCATCTGGCAACGTGTTAGCGGTATATATGTGCAATCGGTGGCCGTCGGTGGCTACCAAGTCGAGTCCGTCTGCGTAGATATATTGGAGGTAATGCCTTACATCGTTTTTACCTGCCATTGCTTTAGCAAGCCATTGCTGAGGCGTCTTGGGCTTTGCGGGTATTGCTGGCTGGAAATGGTTATACATGTTTATCAATATCGCTTCTAAAAGAGGGTCCTCGTGCTGAGGCGTATCCAGATTTTCTATCAATCTTTTATAGTCCGCCCATTGGTTAGCTTTGTTTAACTTCTTTTGATTTTTTGCGTAGTTTGCTATTTCGTTTATGTTCATTTTATTGGTCTCTCGATTGTGTGATTGATTGAGACCTGATTATGGGGGACTGACAATTATCTGTCAACAAGTTTGTATACTTATTTTACAGTGCCATGGTTAACGTGGTACCCGTATTTAATGTTAGCCTCCATTCTGGCTTTTATAGCGTCTGACTTGTCTTTGAAGTAGCCTAAGTGGATAGACTTGCCTTCAATACCTATTTGAACCTTCCATTTACCTGAGCGCTTGTGCCATCTAACCCCAAGTACACCTGATTTATTGTTAGACCCTACGGATTGATTTTTCATATTTTCCGAGCGCGTTGCTAGGCGTAAATTTTCTATACGGTTGTCATTGCGGTCGTGGTTGATATGGTCCAAGTCATTAAGGGGGAATTCCCCGTGAACCATGCACCAGATAAGCCTATGTGCAAGGTGTAGTTTGCCGCCAATTGTTATACTGGTATAGCCTGCCCAAGTTAATGTACCAGCCTTGACGCCCATTGGAATTCGATACGAGGCTCTAACCTTCCAAAACAGAAAACCAGTTTCAGGCTCATATCGAAGTACAGAGTTTAAATATTCTTTAGTCGGCGGATTTTGTACGGATTTATTCATTGTTTTCACCTTGCTGTAGACCTTGCAAAAATAGATAGCGGCAACCCTGCAAGGGTCGGGATGTCCTCTGGTTATAAGGCAGAGTAAGCCGCTGACATCTATTTTACTAATTACACCTAAAATTACAAGCGGTAACCACTTTACAAGGTCCAAATATAGCTACCCTATTATAAGGCCACTTTTTCTAGAGCTGACCCTACTAAAATAGTTTATGTAGTCGGATTTAGGGTACATAAACTCTGAAAAATACGTTTTAAAAGAACGGCCCAAAAAGGGCCAAAAAGGGGTGTTTTTGAAAGTTTCGTTTGACTATTATTTTTATTTGTGAAAGTAAAAAGTGAACTTGTTTACAAGTGTCGTAAATTTAATACTTTGGCGTCGTTCCTGTAATTTTCTGTTTTGGCCCTCCAAGGCGTTTTTTGGCCTAAAATCAAAAAGTTTTTTACGATTTCCGTTTACCAACCGTTTTTTTAAAAATTATCAACGGTTGACAAGTTTTAAGTTGTTGATAAATAAAGGTATTCCAAAAACAGTAAAAGTTTTAAAAAACCCAAATTATTTTGAAAATCGCCAAAAGACTTTTATAGCGCGTTTTCTAAAAAACTTTTGTAAACCAAAAACAAAATAAAAAGCTTCAAACGTCCCCGTAGGCCCTCATAAAAAAACGTCCGTTTTTTTAAAACTACACCGTTTCAATAATTAATGTCCTACTATCTGACTACAATAATTACCCCTATATATATAAAACTTTTTATTTCTTTAATATAAGTAATAGAGATTTGTAGATTTGAGGGCAAAATACAGGGATATTTTCGGGTGCTGCGCAGGCATATAGTTGTAAGAGTGGAAAGGCCCCGTGATTTTCAGGGCCTTATAGGGGTTTTGTCAGGGGGTGAATAAGGCTGGTGAGTTTTGGGGCTCTATAGGGTCTATAAAATCTTATGATGGTCATAAGATTTCTTAGCGGGTAAAACGGCTAGTTGCTTACTTCTATAGGTGAGAATTGTCCTCATAGTCCTCGAATACCGCGTCTACCTGCCCATAAGCTTCGGCATAAGCTTGAAATTTATCCGCTATGGCATTAGACATTGCATAATCCCTATCAAAAAACCCCGCGCCATGGCCATTCCTAGACAACCAGAAGTCATGCCCAGCCTGCGAAATCTCATCATTAGACAAGTAGCAAAATACACTCCCATAAAATGACAAACAGTCTATTAATGAATCCCGTAAAAAGTCTGGATCTAGATCCGCGCCGGATTCGGGTTGGCCAATATCGCCAGTTTCAGTGAAGTTGATGCATTCCAGGTAAGCATTGTAGAATTCTAACTCTTTCGGTGTTGGTGTAATTTGCGTCATTGTATTAGTTTCCATTGGTTTTGGTGCATTGTAAAAATACCCCGTGACTTTCAAGGGCTCTATAGGGTCTATAAAATCTTATGATACCCATAAGATTTTATAGCGGGTAAAACAGGCTAGTTCTTAGCCTTCAGGTTATTGAGCCGTCTAACCTCGCGTTTGATGACATCGCGCTCAAAAGGTGAAACTACTGGAGTTTCTATAAACCTTAAATATCTCAATAGATCTTTCGGGCTACGTGTTGCTAGTTGTACGACGTTTTGAGCCACGATGCTGGTAAATTGTGTCATTGCTATAGGTCCCCTTCGTTAACGGCGCAAAAATAGTAATCCGCGCCATAGTCATAGTAAATATCCAATGTACCATCTTCGACCGTATCGATTAGCCTGCTATGGGTCGGGCGTGTTTGGCTAGTTATATCAGCTTCATAATACACCTCAGTTAGCCATTCAATGGCTTCAGCTTCATCCCATTGCGTGCCTGTTATAACGTCATAGATTTTAATAGCATTGGTCATTTTATTCTCTCGCTTGTGAGTGTCGGTTTGTACCGCTTTAAGGTCTCAATATCTGGACCTTAAAACGCTAGAAACTAACTAACTGGCAGTTTTAGGTGCTTGGTGCCCATTGGCCTCGACCCACATGTTAAATATATCGGCTTCAATATCTTCGAAATAGCTGTTGCCATCAAAAAATACTCTCATATATTTAACATTGTTGTGATCATAGACAGTTTTTGTACTTTCGATTTTCTTGGCCATTTTATTCTCTCAGTTATTTTACTAATTGTTTAAGCGCTTCGTTAACTTCTCTCATTTCTTGCCCATAGTCGTATTCGCCTATCAAATCGATGGTGCCGAAAGAATACCACCAACCTTCGGGTCGTTTAGTGGCTAACAATAAAACCTTATGCTTAGTTATCACGCCTACTTTGGTTTTTTGCATATCCATTAGCTTAATTTGATTTTTTAAAGGCTTGTAATATCCGACACAAGTCGAGCCAGTATTGAATAGCGAGTTAATAAACTCTTTATTGTTCAGGGCGAATTGTTTACCGTTTAGCGTGATCATTTTATTCTCTCAGTTACATGCAAATCGCATTATAAAGAGACCGCGTTAACAGTCTCTTTTAATGAGATCTACAGGGCTATTGCTCGGCTTTGAAATGTTTACCTACATAGCAATACTGGTTATATTGCAGCTCGTGTATTAAACCGTCCTTACACCAATTGTCTGTAATATTGTTAAAATCTTGAGTAAATGCCGTGTAATCCTCGCCATAGTCCGCGTCCATTTCTTCTAACATTTCGTCATATCTTTCTGATAGCGCACCTTCGCTATCGATACAATTATTGTCACCCGCCCATTGTTCTACGGCTTCCAGTTCTGAAACGTTTAGAAATTTCAATATGTGGGCCGCGACTAGAGAATCCTCGCTATTTTCTAGCAATTCCAAGGCGTACTCTTTCGCGTCGTAGTTATTGAAGTCTGACATAATAATATTCTCTATCGATTGTAAGTTGATTCAATGCGAAATCGCATTATATAGCGGCCAGTCTATTAGCCGCTATTAATGAGATCCAAAAGGCTAGTGAGTTTTAGGCACCTTATAACCGTCGAACAATTGAACAATTTTAGCGGCCATAAAATTGAAATAGTTTTCAACTATTCGTTGCGCTTGCTTCTCGGTATGATCCGGTTCTAGTCCGCCTGTTTCGATGGCTAGCGTGATAACATCACAATTCATGTATGGCAGTGCAACAGCACTGGGGAGGCCTTGGAGCCATTCCCTGATTGCACCTTGAAGGCCATAGCGCGCAATATGGAAACCATATTCTGATAAGAAGGTATCATGCAAGAATTTTACTTTTTCCGGTATTGTTTCGGGATCTTGTTGGTAACCGTCGGCGGTTATGTTGGCGATTATATAGCGCTTGATTGACTGGTCCATTTCACTTGATTTACTCATAATATTCTCTTTTATTGCGTGGTTGGTTTGTACTGGCTTAAACTCTCAATGTGAAAGTTTAAGACGGTTAAAACTAACGGTTATCAGGTAACAAGCTCTCAAGCTCGTTCACTATTTCAGCGTGCAATTCATCGATATCCGTATCTGCTAGTATGCTAGTAACTGCCCAATGCCGGAATCGATAGCAGGCACCCTCGAAACTATTGTGACCAGTTTGAAAGGCCCATTCAGTGCCGTTGTCGTTGGTGGCGACGGTCAGCTCCATATAAGAAACTTCGTCGTCTTCATCATCGTTATCGATTCTGGCTTGTTCGGCGTATTTTTTCCAGTCTGCCAAGTTAGCAGTGATAAAGGCTTTGAGGTCTTGCTTGACTTCTTTTGTTAGCGTTTGCATTTTAGTTTGTCCGATTGAGGGATTAAAAGTCTAACGATTAGAATGGTAGCTAGCGTCGGCATGGTTAGCACCTTCACCGCGTCGCATGGTGTACTCAGTGTAATCCCTGGCGCTATGGGTAGCCACTTGCGTGTCGATGCACGCGCCGTCATTTTCAAACATTAGGGCGCGAGCTGGTTCTATGTTCAAGAATGAGGCGAGGATAACGCCGTTTAATTTAACGTGGTAAGTCATTTGATTAGCCTTTTTTTGAATGTGAGCGAATTATAATATTAATGGGGGGGTGACACAAGCGAATTAAACCATTTAATCAAAATAATTAGATGACACCGACAAGTAACCAGGCTACCCCCACCCCCAATTTACAAAAGATTAATTCGGAGATCGGCCCACATAGTCCCCCCGCGAAAATTTCTAATTTCCAGTTTCTACTTGTTGACAAATGCTAAAAGTCCGATTAATATAAATCCACCAAGACAAAGTAATCGACGAAGACAGAGGAAAATACCATGAAAAAAGTAGACTGCACTTTCAATTTAAGCTTCTCTACCAAGGATGCCGATAAACTCCCAGCGCCTAGACTAATGAAGCAACACTTAGAAACGGTATTTGGCCATGCATTAGATAAATACTTGGATAACCGAGACGTAGAAGGCGAGGAAGTGCATCTAATTCTAGGCGACGAGCTGACCATTGAAGATGAAGAAGATGGAGAAGATGAAGACATGCAAGACCCATCAATATGTCCACACGGATCACTATGGTCGAGATGCAAAGAGCCTGAATGCCATGAAGAAATGTGTCGCGTAGAAGCTGAAGCGTATTGCCCTCACGGTACTTTAGCTGGCTGCCCTAAGTGTTCTTAACTAGGAAAATAAAATGATCAAATTGAATGAACAAGAAGTATCGATTTTAGGTATGCCGTGTTTCAGATGTGCAGGCATAGCAAAACTGCTAATAGAAGCAGAAGTTTACGAAAATAAAGCCCAAAAAGCGGAATATGAACAGGCTGTTTTCATGCATTGGGCTATGACCTTGTACAAAGAGCACGGCGAAAATTGGAGGGAGGAAGCTTCAAAAATTTTAAAAGTTTACGGTAACAAAACTCAACCAGGAAAAATAAAATGATAACTACCGACCAATTATACGAAGTAAACAAGCTATATGCAGTCAGAAAAGACCACACCAACTTTTTAGACAGCTTAGACCCCAAATATCTCAAACGTAAAGTTGGGATTGTTGATGCAAACACCGCTGAACCGAAGATTACCGACGAATCCGTCTATTTTCACAGGTATTTTGAAGACCTCGAAGCCGAACTAACCGAAGTAGTCAAAGCTAAGCTAGTTGCAGAAATAGCTAAAATAAACCTAAAAATAGCCGTTTACATAGGCGATGAGCCGGTTGTTGACTATGAATCAGCCTTACGCAGCCAAAATTTAAAAGAACTTGCAGAAGATCGTATTATTCGCACGACTAGTGCCCAAGACGCCTTAAAGCAGAGCAATCTTCGCTGGGTACGCCTTGAAAACGGTAATTGGACGCGGCTGCCTGAAGATGAGGCTGCTGCCACACCTAAAGAAGAGGCAATCGACGAGCCTGATAAGAAGCCAAAGTCTGTTACTCACAAATGGGAGCAGTTTGAAGCTTCTGGCCCGCCATTGCCTGTATTCTTCACGGAAGACATGGCAATCGAGCCGCCTAGTTTTGCTACTACGGTCGACGGTTCTATCTATGTAGGCCCTACTAACCCGTTTGCTTTGTCTGGAGTCACTAACAACCCTACAAAATCGAATAGCGAGCCACAATTGTCTAGCTCGTACACGCCAAGTGCTGAAAAGATGGCCAGTTTTGACACTGTGAGCGATGTTGATCTTATATGGCCAGAAGACGAATAACCACCAATAAACTTCCCTACTAAACTAAAATGACTTACAATACAGACTATGAAAAAGATACTCCCGACAAGCACTACAATTCATCAGCCAATTCTCCCTGGAGGTGATCTTCTGTAAGTAGTAAGACCTATTACGACTAGAAGAAAATTAGCCTCCACTGCGCAAGTATTGGAGGCTTTTTCATGTGTAAAATATCTGAGTGTAGGCTAGTTTGGTAAGTCACCTGTCTTGGACACTGGAGATCGTCGGTTCGAGTCCGACCACTCAGACCAATTTCAAAGTAGAGCGCGGCTGGTTAATGCAAATTGGCACAGCTACTAGATTTAGAATCTAGACCATTCTTGGTTCGAGTCCGAGGCCGCGTACCAACCTTTTGACAAAGCTCACTTTCCCCGCTAGACTACAGGAAACCTTTAATGAGCTAGATTGTGACTAACCCTTTTGAAGACGCCGCCAATGCCCAGCCCTTTTACGACCCTAAGATTGGGGAAGACGGTGAAAGGTTGTACACTGAGAAAGATTACGCGGACGCTAAGAAAAATCGCATAGATGCGGCTATCACCCTCGATCTCCGTGATCTGGTAGAGGGAGTTGCGCATCAGCTCAATGCCATACAGCAGCATTACTTTTTACCTAGCGGTAAGCCTAAGGAGACGACCGATGCGTCAGCTATCAGCAGCTATATGCGCACGAACTTGCAGCTTTTAGGTATGTTGCAGAAATTTGAAGACGCATTATCCACCGATGCGGATGTCCGTAAGATTGAAATAGCCTTAGAAATGACCTTTGAGGACATGCAAGTGCCCGATTTTCAAGAAACTTTTAAAAAATACTTAGAGCAGCAGTAATGAAGAATTACAAAATAGGATCTGAGATTTTATCGCTGTCTGGTTGGGCTGATAAAATGGGTGTTTCCCGAGCCGGAATGTCGAAGCGGATAGCCAAACTTGAAAGAGATACGTCCCTGTCTGAGCGAGAAAAGGAACGCCAAATAAATAAAGAGCTGCAGCGGCCTAAGAGTCAGGGCAGACGGGCGGATACTAACGCCTCAAGTGCTAAATAGATGGCCTTATCACCCAAGTTGCAAGGATTCTCTGATCGAGTAGCCGCTATCGCCGACAGATCCACAGCAATGACTCGATTGTCTGAATGGATGCAGAAAAACCTTAGGCTAAACGGCCGGCCGTACAATTTTAACAAGCACGAGATGCAACGAGCTATTGCGGAAGACCAGCACCCGCACAAAGCGGTTAAGAAGTGCTCACAGGTTGGGCTTACTGAGCTATCGCTTAGAACAGCTGCAGCGTTGGCAGCGGTTACTCGTTCTCGCATAATCTATGTGTTTCCTTCAGCTACTTTCTCTCAAAAAGTGTCAGCTGACCGTTTTTTACCTATTGTTAAGGATTCTCCAACGCTTTCGGCTATGCAGCACAATGAGGTTAAGTCCTCAGCGATGCGCAAACTAGGCAATAGCACAGTTTACTTCGTAGGTGCCTCAGGCACGACTCAGGCAATATCAATACCGGCCACTCATCTAATAATTGACGAAGAAGACTTCTGCGATATGGTTGTGCTTGGGCAGTTTAACGCTCGTCTTCGACATGCAGAAGAAGACCCAAAAACAGGGCTTAGGGGCGTCCGTCAGCGGTTCTCTACGCCGACTATTCCTAACTACGGCGTCAGCAGGCATTTTAATAACTCTGACCAGAAATCGTACACTGTGAAGTGCTCAAAGTGCAATACGACTCAGGTTCCAGATTATTACAACGACTTCGTAGTGCCTGGCTATGATGGTGCCATGGCTATGTTTGGTAAGGCCGATTTAAATAACCCTAAATTCCAAGTGGATAAGACTTATATCAAGTGCAATAAATGTGGTCAAGACTTGTGGAAAGATTTAATCGATCCGTCTAGGCGGGCGTGGGTGGCTAAATACCCTGACCGAATAATGATGTCTGGTTACCAAGTATCACCGATCGACGTGCCTGAGTATAACAAGGCTGCTGCCATAGTTAGGCAGTTGGAAGATTTTACTACTCAAGACCATAGAAACTTTGTCTTAGGCAAAGAGCACGAAGATACCAACAATTCTTTCTTGCAGTCGGTATTTAAGAACTGCACTGACGCTTTATTTCTATCATTGTCGGAGGCTAAGCAAACTACTTTATCAGGCATAATAATGGGAGTCGACATTGGCAAAGTGTCTCATTACATGATAGGTAAACGGCCAGAAGTAGGTGGTAAGCGTATTGACATAATTGCTATTGGAACGATATCGATTAATAACGGTACGTTGGCCGAGCAGCTTCAAGTGCTTATAGATGGCTACAATATTCATTTGACAGTATTGGATGCGGGGCCAGATTTTAGTACGCCTCAGACTTTGATAGCCGATAACTTGCATGGCTCTGTGTATGGCTGTGAGTATTACCGTAAGGTGTCGGCTTCTTACAGCAACGTTATGCCAGACCCTGAAACAGGCGTAGTCAAGGCTGACCGCTCAGGCACCTTAACGGATGCTATGAGGGCGCACAACTCTGGTCATTTTCGTTATCCTGCGGCGCAAGTCGAAGAAGTCAAAGAAGTTAAATTACACTTGGAAGAGACTAAGAAAGTCACCAAGGTTGGCGAGATGGGTGATTCTTCTAGTTTCCCCAAAACAGGCAAAGCCGACCACTACGCGCATGCGCTTAACTACCTAAAGATCGCGGATGAAATTGCGCATGAGCACTCTACAAACTTGAAAGGTGTACCCGCCATGCCTAGTATCACTTGCGTAGTGATCGGCAGCGGAAGAGCCAAGCGCTCTTGACTTTAGGCGCTCAGTAATTGATCATACTAACAATTCGCTTACCTGACAGATAAATGCCTACTAAGCCATCCAAAGCCAATCCGATAGTTCTCCCGAAGTTGACTAGCACAGTCAAGTCGAGAACTGTCGAGTCGAAAACGCCTAAAGATGCGTTAATCCCTAATCAGCAGAACCATTACTCTACCCGTGATCCAAAGACGTTACGCGCGCAAGGGTTAGTTACCGAAGCAATCAGGGTTCTGTCGAAAGAGAACGGCAATTTAAGTACCTCTGTTTACAACATGGTGCAGGTAGCTGACTCGGGGTGGAAAGTGGCAGCTTACTTGCCTAGCACTTCCGAATTCTCAGAAGAAGGCACGATGCTGGCTAAGAACGTGATAGCTTCGATGGATACCCTTCATGACTATACTGAGGGTTTCGGTAGGAAGCGGCCTATCCCTATGGTTGTCCAAACGTTGCTAAGGGAAAACATTCTTACAGCTGGCTGTGCTATCGAGTTAGTTTTAGACGAAGGTTTGTATCCTGACCGGCTCCAAGTAGTTGACTATTCAACTTTAAAGTGGGCGTCGGATGGTAAAGGGTCTAGGTATCCTGTTCAGACAGGGTTTGAGAGCGGCGCATTTGGTGGCGACCCAGGTATCGATATCCCACTTGATATTGCGACTTTCTATGCCGAGACTTTGCACTTGGAAGCTGACACAGCCTACGGCACATCAATACTTCGGGCTGCCTTAGATTCGTCATTTGCGTCTTCTGAATTTATAGCCGACATGCGCAGAAGCTTGTTTAAGTCAGGCCACTCGCGGCTAACTGCTACCTTAGACACAGCTCGAATTGCGGCAACGGCTACGGCGGAAGTAAAAAAAGATCCGGTTAAACTGGCGACGTATTTGAACACAGTCAAAGGTGAAGTGGAAACAGCCTTAGCAGATATGTCGCCGGAAGACTCAGTTGTGGCTTTTGATACTGTCGAGTTCAAGACTGAGGACATAGGCGGCACAAAGTCGGATTACACCGGTTTGCTGGCGGCCATAAACAACCAAGAAGCGACGGCTCTTAAGACTCCGCCTTCTATACTTGGCATGCGCTCGGCGGGCTCACAGAGCTTGTCTAATTCAGAAACCCTCATATTCCTTAAAGGTGCAGCAGCGATACAGACGCCGGTCGAGTCAATACTTAGCCGAGCTTTGACGACTGCAGTGAGACTTTACGGTAGTGACGTCTACGTCAAGTTTAAGTTCAATCCAATAGATCTTCGGCCTGAGTCTGAGCTAGAAGCTTTCCACACTATGAAGGAAACTCGCTTTCTTACGCGTTTGAGTCTTGGCATTATCACCGATGCACAGTTTTGTTACGAGATGGATATTCCGTATAATCCTGCGGCGCCTAAGCTGTCAGGAACTAACTTTCAAGCTAGCGGTGGCAGTCAGTCTACGCAGACTACTCGCGGTCCTATGGAAGACAATTTGCAGCCAGGCAGCGACATACCGCGCAATGGCGGAGGTAGCAGCCAATGATAAAAACTTGCAGAAACCACACTAACTTGGTAAATTACCGTTATGCTTAACCAATTTAACCACAATAACGCCTCTTTCTGGCTTGGCACTCCCGCCAGTTACGAGACAGTTATCTCTGCCCAAGCAAAAATTCAAGAGCATTCAGCGCGAGGCCATTACGACGAAGACGAAGATAAAATGTCTTCACCGATCTTGTCTATATCTGAAGGTATAGCAACAGTAATGGTTCACGGCTCTCTGACTTCTGAAGACAGCTTTTACAACCAGATGTTCGGCATTACTTCTTACAACGAGATTAGAAACGCTATTATAGAAGCCGTTGGCTCTATGGAAGTCAGTCGTATTGTTTTGGACATTGACTCACCTGGCGGATCAGCCAAAGGTATCGATGACTTAGGCGACTTCATAAAGTTTGCTAGTGCACGCTTACCAATTGTAGCGCACGTATCGGGCGAGGCTTTATCGGCAGCTTGCTGGATAGCGACTTCTTGTGACAGCATCACTGGTTCACGTATGTCGCAGCATGGCAGCATAGGCGTTATAGCAGTATTGCAAGAAATTACTAAGATGGCGGAAGACCAAGGTGTTAAATTCCACGTTTTTCGTGCGGGCAAGTACAAGGCGATCGGAAGTCCTTACGAAGAATTGACTGATGAGTTTCGAGAGATTATACAAGCTCAAGTCGACACTATCGAAGGCTTCTTTTTAGATGCTATTTCAGATAATAGGGGCATCCCTCGCGGTTCGGTCAAAGCCCGAGTCGGCGAAGGTTTAACGTTTTTTGCTGCAGAAGCAGTGGACAAGGGGCTATTAGACGAAGTATTATCCATACAGGACTTGCTTACTAGACTAATAAGCCTGTCAAATTCAAACCCGAGAGGGCTAAATGCATCTACCGAGGAAACATCAATGGCCACTAAAGCCTTAACTGCAAAAGCTTCAGCTGCATTGGCCGCTGGTGCATCCGATGAAGAAATCAACGCACTTCTTTCCGCTGCTAGCGAAGAAGAACTTACTGCTGAGCAGATCGCCGCTAATCTGGCTGCTGCCAAGTTAGAAGGTGAAGGCGCAGGTGAAGAACTTACTGCTGAGCAGATCGCCGCTAATCTGGTCGTCGAAGGTAAAGGCGTAGAACTTACCGCTGAAGAGTTGGAAATTAAAGCTGCGGCAGATCTAGCCGCAGCTCCCACCGCTCCAGTCGTAGATCATTTGGTCACTTATCTTAAAGAAGAAAACCAAACACTCCGGCAAAAAATTACAGGCTTAGAGTCTGACAGTTTGAAACTTGCGGAACTAAATACAATGATTCCTCAGCTGAAAGCTGCGCTTGGCGAATACGTCTCAGGCATGTCGGTCCGCTTAGGTGGATCGCATTTGGACACTTCTTCGTTGGAACTTCCTTCTCTGATGGCGCAATACACTAGCACTCGAACGGCTATGTTAAAGCGTTATCCTGTCGGTGGACAAGCCAACGTCGACGATTCAGAGTCAGATAGCTCTGATGCTGACACTGCAACCGTTACTTACATGCGTTCTGTTAAACAGAACACTATCTAACCTACTGTTTAATTTAACGAGGACACTCTATTATGGGCACTACAATTCAAGAACGGACAATGACAGTCGATACCAAATTTATGGGTATCGTTACTGATAAGCTGGGCACTACTGCGGGCGATTACACTGATAAAGAGCTAGGCAAAGGCGTCAAGATGGCAGCCAACGCTTACGTACCTGTGGTTGCAGGCGACGAAATCGAAGGCATTGTTAATACCGTTGAGCCTGGCACTAAAAATTCTGGTTACAACTGGGGCGGCGTACAAACTACAGGCCGCGCAGAAGCTACTGTTGGTGCCAACCAAGTTACCACTATCAACATTGGAAATTTTGTCCTCAATGACACTCCTATAGATGCTGGCACTGCCGGCTTAATCCAGGTTTACGACGAGGATGGCGATGGTGCTGCTGCACCGACTAAGTTCCTTTGGCGCGTTATTAGAATTCTTACTGGCACGGGTATTGCCGGTGATAAAGTTCTGATCGAACGCGCTTAAACCAGCCATTCAACTTTAATAATTCTGGAGAACCAACATGTCATACGATACAAAATTTAAATTTACAGACCTTAACGGCAAACTACAGGAAGGCGGAATTACTGTCCAATCTTACGCAGAGGCTGCCGCTAAAGGGTTGAGTTTGTCCCAGCACATGGCTCAGAAGTTCCCGACCGACGAAACTAAGTATGGGCCTATTTTGGCACAAGCCATGGCTTCAATTGGTTTAAATGTACGTCCTGACAATGTTACCGGTGTTCCTTCCACCAAGTTGTCTAGCGCTTTTTCAATGAATCTGGGTGCAATTACGTCTCCTGACGGCACCGGAAATGGCACACCTGCGGGGCGTTTGTTCTTTCCTGAGGTAATCCTGCAAAGTATTGCAAAGGAATTGACGGAAGACAAAGGTGACTTTTTTGCTGGCTACGAAAGTTTGCTGAGTGGCAGCGAGAGCGTTAACGCGCCTGAGTTTAAGCGGGTGCGAATTGACAACACTGCACCTGAAGCTTCGGCGTCTATGGCAACATCTCAGTTGGCTGAACCTTCCGTCATGGTAAAAGTGACAGCAGCTGATACTACCACACCGATTCCGACCAAAGGTATTGGCTTGCTAGTTTCTGACCAGGCTTTACAGCATACCAGCTTCGATCTTGTCAACACGATTATGATGGCTCAAGCTCGAGGCGAGCGAATTCGCATGGTAGAAGACCAGCTTGACGACGTGTTCAACGGTAACACTGATTTGGCCGGCATGGCTGCTTTACCTACGTTCAATGCCGACACTTTGGATGCCACTATCGCTGCTGACGGTGTTCTTACCCAGAAAGCGTGGATTCACTTTCTCCGCCAGAATTATCAGAAGATGACAGTGACAAACATCGTTTGTACGCTTAACACTGCGCTAGCGATTGAAGGCCGTACCAATAAGCCTACCAACGTGGTGGATGATCCTAACAGTCCTCGTATTGACAGCTTATTCAACATCGACAATCTCGGCATTACTGCTCCAAGAGTTTTCTTGGTAGGCACAAACGTTTTACCTGATAACCGAATGGTTGGTTTGGATAACGCTTACGCCTTACGTCGGTACATTAACGTCTCGGCTTCTTACGAAGCAATCGAGTCGTTCGTAATTCGTCGTGCTACAGCTTTTCGAGTAGACCATGGTGAGGCGTTAACGCGTCTTTTTGACGACGCCTTTACTGTCATGGATTTGACTGACACTTAATAGAAAGTTTTATTGGTGTTTTAAAAAGCCGCCTTCGGGCGGCTTTTTATTGTCAACAGCCGATAAAATAAAAAGTATATTTGTAAACAAGTTAGGTGTAGAGTAGAGATCTAATCGAGACAACCAAGGTGTATTTATGAAACCAGTTAGCCTAGCAGAAAAATTTTCAGCGGAATCGCCAGATGACCCACGCTTCTTACGCCGACAAATTAAATCCTCAAGCTCTTATCCAGAGATTGAAAAATTCGTAGTGCGTCCTGCCAAAGTAGTTATGCTTGAACAGGACGAGTCTTTGAAGGGCGTGTTTGACGCTGCCTTTACTCTCATGCCTTTTAATGACTGACACTTAACAGCGGCTTTTTATTGTCAACAAGTCAATGGACATTAACTTGTTAAGCGGTTAGTATTAGTGAGCTTATGTTCAAACACAGGCCTAACCAATTAACCAGGATAAATAATATGTCGCGTTCTAAGCCTAATAAAGGGACTACCCTTAGCCTAGCCAAGGTGGAAAAAGAAGAAGCCGAAGCAGCTGACGCTAGGGCAGTTTTGGAAAAAGAAGAAGGTGAAGCTGCCGCAGCCAGAGCGGCTTTTGAAAAAGCTAAAGCAGCCAACACAATAAAAACAGTCACTTTATTGCTCGGCTCGCAAATAACTGACCCAGGCACTGGTGTAATTTTAGTAAAAAACAAAGCAGTAATAGTTCCAGAAATTTCTAAATGGGTTAGAATGCAAGCTGGATTCACACCTCCTTACTTAACTTTTACGGAGTAATTAGAAATGGCCAAATCTTTTTTAGGGCTAGTGACCGTAGACGAAATTCGCGGATCACTCGGGTTGGACGCAAAAGACATAAGCGATGCCATAATGGCTAGCCAATCACCTGAAAAAGATTTGCAAGCTGATCTATTAACATGGGTTTCTACCTATCAGACTATAATTTCTGAAGGGGCCGCCACTACACCGACTACTGCGCAGACTCTGAAATATCTCAAGTTGCAAAACTATTCCAAATATTTCATTGCTGCCATATTCGCCTCTTCTGGTATGGTCTCAATATTTCAGAGTATGTCTGATGGGAAGAATCAATTTACACGATTCTCTAATGGTTCATTGAAAGATCTCCAGCTGGACCTAAAATCAAAGGCTGCATCGGCGAGATCTGAATTAGAGGCCCTAATCGATCCTGATCAAGTAGCTACTTACACCCAGTTTTCTCGGGTGGTTTCTTCTTACGACCCAGTCACAAACGCAACTACCTAATGGATCTCCGCAAAGTCGCTGCCTTTTTTGAAACCACAGAATTCGACGCCTACGACGAAAGCGATAACTCGTGGGACGCGTGTTTTCTGTTAGGCAAGGTTATGCCGATAGAGAGCGAAGTGTCTAATTCAAATCGAAACACTCGCAGAGCTTTGCTTGGTACAGACCCTTTGGCAGTTTTTCCCGCCTCTAATACTCTCAGAGTTTTAACTTCTGGCGACATCTACATAGTAGGTGACCTGCGTAAGGACTATCAAAACTCTGCTGCTTACGATCAATCAGGCTTGCTTCACCGCAGCAGTACGGTAGGCACGATAAATCGTCGTGCGCCTTCGGGCCCCTCAACAGACCCTGGTTGGTTAGTTGAGACTTTGATTAGCACTCACTACATGGATATAGAGCTACGGGCGGTTAAAGAAGCTGGAGAGCAAGAGCAGCAATTTGACAAGCAGTATCTTATTATTATGCCTTTGCACGCTGCCCCTCAGCAGTGGGACCGTATCAATGTGGGCAGTTACGACCATATTGTTGAGGCTGGATATGTTGACAGTGGATTTAAGTTAGCCAGAGTAGCCAACCGACTCGACCCTCGTAAAGATTTTACTTACTATAGCCGTGGCGACACAGCGTCTTTTAATCCTAGCAATGGCGTAGTCACCTCAGGACTAACGCCTTACAACGTTACAGGTTTTGCGCTTGATGCAAAGTCTGGGCAGGTTGCAAACACTGCAGCCAAAAGCGGCACATTCACGTTGGTAGTCGATAAAACTCACATCGGCGTTGTGCCGACTTCGAAAGATGAAGTAATTTGGGAATCCCAAAGATCTAAAGTTATTGAAGTCGAAGAAGATTTTATTGACTTTCAATATAAGATACACTGCTCATTATGAGTAAAAATTCAATTGAAGCTGCACGAATTATAGCACTACTTGCTCCGTTGCCGTCTAAAATGTTGGCTGCGGTCAGTACGGAAGTCTATGAAAAAGTTTTGAATCTTACTATACAAGATTCGGGGGAAGCTGCTTTTAACTGGAGAGCTGGAGTAAATGATGAGAGCGAAATTGGTTTTACTTTTTCTGTCGGTAAAGACCCTGTAGGATTTAAAGGAGAAAAACGCTCTTTGACTGGCGGAGCCGAAGTAGTGGTTGGGTTTAGGATGCAAGAGTTTTTGTCAAAAATTTCTACCGATAATTTAACTAATGTGCATATTTACAACCCTATTACAGACGCCGATCACGCTGGAAACGCGCGACTTTTAATATCAAGGGCTGCCGCCACTAACCAAGATTTTATGGACGACATCGCAGAGAAAGCATTAAATGCCAACTTACCAAAGCGCTGAGGACACGATAACTTCGCAGTTTGGAAATAATTGGAGTTACACTCCGGTTGCCTACCCCAATGCGCCGGCTATTAACGAAACGGTGTCTGGTCGACCTGAATTAGGTATTGGCCAAGATCCGTTTATAGCCGTTGAAATTATTTACAGCACTTCCCCAGCTATTGAGGTTGGGGCTAGCCCCTTGAAGAGAACCTTTGGAAACATCCTAGTAGAATTCTATACTAAAGAAGACACCGGTTCACTTCAAAACAGAATTAACCTTGACCGACTTGCAGCAATGTTTGAATACAAAACTATCGAAGACATCTCTTTTAGAGACATTACTGTAATGCAATCTGGCACCCAAAACGGCTGGTACATTACCCCCGCCATGGTCAGGTTTTACTTTTACAGGTAAAAATTCTAACTCGCCAAAAATACTAAGTTTTAGGAAAGTATTGAAATACTTTACACCCTGCTATAATATGAACCCATATTTCCAAAAATTGCCACAGGAATACCACTATGTCATTATTCGCTGATACCGCCAATACCTCTTTAGCCTACGCCGTGGAGTCCACTTTTGACGTAGCTCCTACTGCGGGGTATGCACTACTTAGAAATACCAGTGAGAGTTTTAACACCTCTATAGAGAGGGCCGACAGTGATGAAATTACCACTACTCGCCAGTATTCGGGCAGCAGCCAAGTATCCGGCTCTTCAGCTGGTTCTGTCGGTTTTCAATTGTCGTATGGTGAATACGACCCTTTTCTAGAAGCTGTTTTGCAGTCTTCTGGTTTTAGCACAGCTTACTCTGATACCGTTGTAGATATCTCTTCTAAGGTCTGCGAAGTAACTTCTACCGCCAATTTAAAAGTCGGTATGCTGGTTAAGCTAACAGGGCTTACAGTATCTACTCAAGACGGTGTTTTTACTATTGGGGCAATCCCCGACGCCACTCATTTTACTGTAGTAGAAACCCTCACTGACGAAGGCAGTTCTACAGTAGCAGCCACTCACGGCGGTTCAGCTTTCAATGAGAAAACGGATCGCAGTTTTACTTTTGAGAAAAATTTAGCAGCAGACGGCGACGATCACTTTTTTATATTCAGTGGTCAGAAAGCGTCATCTCTATCTTTAAGTATGACCACTGGTTCCATTATCAGTGGAGACATAGGTTTCATGGGTGCTACGCCAGCAGCCTCTGCAACGTCTAAAGACGGTGATGGATATACAGCTGCGTCCAGTAACCAGCTGATGAATTCAGTATCAAACGTAAGAGGCTTGTCTTTGCATTCAATTGCTTCCAATGGTACTGCCACTCTAATAACCGACACTACTTTTCAAGAGCTGTCTTTGTCAATTGATAACAACATGCGAGAGCAGCCAGGTATTGGTTCTTTGTTTTCCCAAGGTATTGGATCAGGACGATTTAAAGTAGAAGCTTCTGCTACCATGTATTTTACCAACCGAGAAGTTTACGATAAGTTCCTTTCAAACGGGTCAATGCAATTGCGTTTTCAGGTTACTGACTCTAAAGACGTGTATGGCAACCGTTATGGTTTTGTTCTGCCGGAACTTAAAATAACCACTTACGAAGCGGCGGCGACCGGAGCGGATACTGACATTATGGCTACAATTGGTTTTACTGGCCAAGCAGACACTTTATCAGGCACCGGCAGCAGCCTCATTATTACTCGCATACCTTCAGCTTAATCCTCCTCCCCTGGACTTCGCCGAGTTAAAAGCTTGTTCTTTTGCTCGGCGCTTTTTTGCCTGCACACTAAACAAAACGTCAATAAGTTGCTTGAACTTATTGACGTTTTGTTTTAGACTAATTTTTCAATACTACACCAGAGGATTTTAATTATGGCATTTAATATGTCAAAAGATAAGCGCGACAGAGTTAGCGAACAAAAAGGTAGTTGGATGCCTTACGACGAAGACTGCGCGTTTCTTGTAGCTCGAAACAACAACAGTGACTACAGTAAATTTATTAGTAAGTGCCTCCGTGAAAACGCATCCAATAAAGGTGAGGATGAAGGCCGTCTTACTGATGAGCAGCTTTTAGAAGGCGCTTCAAATTTTATTTTGTTAGGATGGCGAGGTGTTGTTGACGGCAAAAAAGAAGTTCCTTATTCAGTTGAACTTGCTAAATCTTTGTTGGATGAACACGATGACTTGTATCGGGACGTGTCTGTTTATGCCACCGAGCGTTCAAACTATCTTGTAAAGCGCGACAACAAAGACGCTAAAAACTTAAAAAAGTAACCGAGTGGTTGATCCAATGGGGATCTCCTGAGAAGCAAAAACTACTCAAAGAGCACGAAGAGAACTGGGGTGTAAAGCCCCCAGCTCTTTTAAATAAGCCCGAGCTGTACTCTCAAAATGCAGTATACAACACGGCTTTTAATATCCTAGCTTCTGGACGCCAAAACACCGACAATGTTATAAACCCTATAACGTTTTTAGATGTTTTAGGTTACTGTGATTGCATTGAAGAGTTCGATGGCTACGAACGCCTTAGATACTGGCAAATGGTAAACGCCTGTGACGTTGCTTGGATGGCTAAAGTCTTAGAGATGTCGTCTGTAAAGACCCAAACTAAAAAACCTAATATCCCTACATAGCTAAGAGACGGCAAATGCCGTAAACTTAACGGCTAATTCTCCACCAAGAGTTAATTCCTCATGGCTTTTGACATTAATCTTAATACCCGCATTGCACGGGCGCAAGTTATAGGACTTAACAGGTCTATAGTCAATCTTGCCCGTGCAGCCGATAAATCTTCTGTCAAAATGCAAGCAGCTTTAGGTGGAGGTTTTGGCGGCACCGCGCAGCTCAAGGGTATTGAGACCGCAGTATATAGCGTTAAGAACAGCTTGATATCTATGGCTGCTTCACAGCGTATGACTGCCAATGCCGCTGTCTCTGGACAAACTCGGACACGTATTGCTGTTGAAGAGACTCTTTTGTCTACAGCCAAGGCTGCCACTGAGACAATAAAAGGTAAAAACTTAATTAGCAATGCCTACATAAAAGAAGGCGCTATAATAGAAGCCAGCAATAACGCAAAAAAATTGTCTGAGGCTAGAGTTCAAACTGAGCAAGCAAAAACTGCGGCTGAAACTATAAAAGGTAAAAACTTAACTACTGGGGCCTACATAAGAGAAGGCTCTATAATAGAAGCTAGCAATAACGCAAAAAGATTGTCTGAGGCTAGAGTAGGGACCCAGGAGGCAAAAACTGCTACTGAAACTATAAAAGGTAAAAACTTAACTACTGGAGCCTACATAAAAGAAGGCGCTATAATAGAAGCCAGCAATAACGCAAAAAGATTGTCTGAGGCTAGGGTGCAAACTCAGCAAGCAAAAACTGCTACTGAAACTGTCAGAGCTAAACGTATAGAGACAGCTGCAGCAGCAGCTAATGCTGCTGCAGCACAAGCCGCCGCCGCTAGGATAATAGCCGCTCAAAGAAGAACTGACGCCGCACTTTTGTCTAGTCAAACAAGATCTATGGCTGCCACTACAGTTGCCGGATTTAACAGCGCCAACCAAGGTGCGGCAGCTCTACGCTCTACCTTAGGCGCCCTAGGTGCCAGCTTTGGTATATTCTCAGCAAGCACTCTGCTTGTAGCGACTAGCACATTTATGCTGGTTAGAGCATTTAAAAGCACTGTCACTGTCGGCGCCGAACTTGAAAACTCTATGCAAAGAGTTTATGCGGTTACCGGATCTCTTGGCCAAATAGCAGGAGAAGTTACACCTGCAATGCAGATGCTTAGTTCTGCTGTTAGAGACGTTGCTAAAGGCACCATATTTACTTCTACAGAAGTTGCGCAAGGTGCGATCAGATTTGCCCAAGCAGGTTTTAGTGCGGCTAACACCGCTAGTGCTTTGAATGCTACTGCCGCGCTTGCCACTATCGGTATGACTGATATGGGGCAAGCCGCCAATACGGTTACCAGCATACTTAACTCTTTTGGATTAGAGGCTACAGCACTGCAAGGTGTGGTCGATACGATGGCCGTAGCAGTAACAGGCTCTATGTTAAACATAACTCAGCTGAGCAGTGCCTTGAGCTACATAGGCCCCCTGGCTAAGGAGACCAACACCAGCTTTACAGAAACCGTTATCATACTCGAGCTTATGGCGGATGCAGGCGTGAAGGCGTCCAAAGCGGGTACGTCATTAAGACGCGGCATGGTCAACTTGCTAAACCCTACCAGTCGTCAGATGGGTGTTCTTAGAGAACTTAACGTTAGCACCAATAAAGCGTCAGGCGAAATGCGGTCAATGCTAGACATAGCCAAAGACTTGGCTACCGAAGGTATTACCCCTGCCCAGCTTTCTCTGCTATTCGGAGCCCGAGCAGTTGCCGCATGGACCCAAGTTATTAATGAAGCCAATGGCAAAATGATAACTTTTATCGATGCACAAAAAGACATAGCAGGGACATCTTTGGTTCTGCGTAGACAGCTAGAGCAAAACTTGACCGATCAATTCAAGCTGCTAGTTTCCGCTGTACAAGAAGTTCAGCAAGTTCTTTTTGAACAGTTTGGACCTAGGCTGACTGAGTTAGTTGTGGGCTTTAAAGACTGGGTTACCGAAATAGGTAATAGCAGGGAAGAGCTAGTTGCTATGGCAACTGCGGCTTATGACACTGCAAGGACTTTAGCTGCAGGAGGTGCAATAGTTGCAGCCGCCGCTTTTGCTTTCAGTAAATATAAACTAGCCGTAGGCACTGCCGCAGTAACTGCCGCCGTTGGCGGGCTTAATAAAGCACTGTTGGTTACAAAAATTCTTTTACTCGGAATTGTTAAGAATCCGATTATAGCCACTTTGTTGACAGCATCCGCTGTGTTTGCTTACTTCCGAAGGTCAGTCGAGGATTCCTCAGGCGCCACTCAAGAGCAGATAGAGGCTACTAAAGAGCTAGTTCAATCTCAAAAAGATTTAGCTGATGCTTCTGAAAAAGCTGGGCTGGCAGTAACTCGTATAGGGTATCTGGAAGCTGCCGAAGGTTTACGTTTAGCTACCCAAGCTACGGTAGCTAAAAAGAGGGCTGTCAATGATTTAGCCGAGGCTCAAGTGGTAGCCGCCAATAAAGAGAGTAAAGCAATTGCTGACCTAACTGCTAGAGCTATGAGGGGTGGGATGCCTTTAGGCATGGTACAGCCTAGAGTATTTACGCCTGCTGACGACTTTGTTGTCACCCAGCAAACAGTCAGGCAGCAAGCCATCGCCGAAACTAACTTAGCCCTAGAGAAACAACTAGAGCTTACTTTCGGCGGGCGTGAAGCAACACTAGCTGGAAGAATGCAAAACCTTCAATCGGGCCGCCAAAGAAATCTTCCTAATGCTGCAAACGCACAACGTTTTCAGCAAATGGCTCAAGATTCGGTTCCCGACGGTGGAATGCCACAGCAAAGGGCAGCCAGAATCGCGGCCGAAGTTAACGCTCTAACTAAAGACGCCGCAAGCAATCTTATTTTGTTTGACCGTGAAATAAAGAAAGTTACAGAATCTACTTACAATTTGCGAGTAGAGAGAATGAAAGTTTCTGGTGTTTACTTAGACTCTCCAGAACAGCGGAAGGCCCACACTAAAGCGATAGTAGCAGAAGAATTGGCACTAAAAACTTTGTTAGCCACTTTTAAAGTTAAACCGCCTGTCGACGTTATAAAAGGCACTGCTGAAGCTTTTAAATCCGCCACAGCAGATATAGAAGCCACGACTCAGGCAGCAATACTGACTCAGCAACACCTACAAAAGATGGGGCAGTCTACGCCTACAGAGACTTTGCTGGCTGGCATTGCTACGACTAGAGACGGTTTGCGTGAAATGAATGCCGAGTTTGAGAGTCAGCGCGAAATCTTGCTGGCTGCTCAAGCTGCAAAGCAGAAAATATTAGATACTGTAACAGTAGATCAGGGTAAAGCTGAGTCCACTACGGGTGCAAAGCTGCTCACAGACGCTAACGACGAAATTAATAAAATTAAAGCAGCTATAATCGAGCTAGAGCAGAAATCGACTGAACAGACTAACTCTTATAATCGGGACCTTTTATCTCAAATTAGGTCGGTCGATCAATTGGCTGATGCTAAAGCCAAAGCGGCTGCTGCAGATGCCGCAGCATCTGTCGACGAAAGCGCTAAACGCGAAGCCGAAAGGAAAAAAGGAGTTGCCAGTGCAGGAGGTAGCCTGCTAAACGATCTTTCTTCTCCATCTGCAAGGCTCCAAGCTGAGGAAGTAGAAAAACTTAAAATACTTGAACAATTTCGCGTATTAGAAATGCAGGCAGTTTCAGGCCAGCACAAGCAGGAGATGGCTATTGAAGCCGAGTTTTCTTCCTTAAAGTTGCAAATTAGACAGCAAACTTTAGATGCCCTAGCGGCAATAGAAAGCGAAGCTATAAACAAGTCCATTTCTGCTTACGAGGACGAGGCGAAGGCTAAAGAATCTATAGAGCTACGAAAAACTCGTGCTGCGTTAAACGGATTTTCTTCGCTCACTTCTGAAGGCGCTAAATCTAGCAGAAAGATGTTTGAGTTAAATAAAGCGATCAACGTGGCCAGCATCATAGCCGATACACCTGCAGCTATCTCTGGTGCGGCTAAATGGGGTTACTCTTTAGGCGGCACACCTGGGGGCATCGCGGCAGGTCTTGCAGCTGCAGCCAACCAAGCTGCATTGCTAAGGCAGGCTAGCTCGGCTTCTTTCGGCGCGTCTTCGTCAGTTTCTGCGCCTGCTACTGCCACTGCCGCCACACCTGAGACGCCAGAGATAGTCGTACCGCTCGCTAGCGACTCACTTGTAAACCAATCTACTTCAGCTAGATCTCAAGCGTCCGCACTTCAGCAGCGACCGCAAGGCGACGTAAACATAACTTTAAGCGCTAGTTCAGTTGATACAGAAGGCATGAGTGAACTCTTACTTAGGCAAGCACCGGTAATTGCGAGTATAGTAAGAGAATCTCAAGCAGAACAAGGTATCTCATAACCATGTCTGGAACTTTCCCAACTAGTCCCATACCTACAGCAGTCGAGGTGACCTCAGCGTCACCTACGCTTTTGGATATGACTCACTCAGGTCGACGTAACGTTAGACAGCTGGGCGCTCAAAAGTGGGCGCTAGATTGCTCTTTCCCTAGCACTATGAGCCGTGCCCAGTTCATGCCGTTGTTTGCCTTCGCGCTTAGCCAAGCAGGGCGGTTTGGAACTTTTTCTTTTGTGTCTCCTGACTTGGCTACGCCCCAAGGGGGCGCTGGCGGAACACCTCGAGTAGCCGGAGCAAGCCAAACCGGCACTAGTGTAACCACCGACGGCTGGACTCCTAGCACTAATGTTTTAAAAGCCGGTGACATATTAAAATACTCCGGTCACAACAAAGTTTATATGGTGACAGCAGATGCAGATGCAGACGGATCAGGTGACGCCACTTTAGTCCATTACCCGCCACTGATGGCAGCTATCGCAAACGACGAACTTATAACTGTTATAGACGTCCCGTTTACTGTTCAGCTTTCAGAAGACGTTTCTAAATATACGGTCACAGGGCCTTTGCTTTATAATTTTAAAATGTCAATGCTGGAAGTCGTCTAATGCCTAGAAAACTGGAATCTGAATCGATAACCGAGTTAGACAAAGACGGCCAATATGTTTTTCACATGGTCGAAATAATACTGGATGACGAAACACTTAGATATACCAATTCACATTCCGAAGTCTCGTATGAGAGTGAAACGTACACACCGTCTGGCAACCTGATAAGTTTTGGCGACGTTACTGAGACTGAGGCTTTAGTATTAAACTCGATGGTCTTTAAACTGTCGGGCGTAGACTTGACGCTCTTTGCTCTAACCTTGCAGCAAGACATTGTGAATCGGAAAATAAACCTGTATCAAGGTCTTATCGATCCTGACACTTACGTAATTGTGCCGTCTCCAATTCGCGTCTATAGCGGCAAAGTTAAATCGATTAGTCTCCAAGAATCGCCTGGCGATAAGAGCGTGCTAACAGTCAACACTGCGTCAGTCTTGTCGGACTTTGATAAGACTACAGGCCGCAGGGCCAACTCCCAAGATCAAGAAATGTATTTAATTATAAAAGGTCAGACAGATGCTGCCGATGCAGTCAGTCGCGGGATGGGTACTTTGGCAGGCGACGTCTTTACTCCAACTGTGGACAAAGGGTTTGACGAAGCCCACAAAAGCAACGTAGACGTTAAATGGGGCAGAGCTTAGCCGTGCTAAGATTTCAAACCATAACACCTAAATGTGCCAGTAGGCTGTATAAAGATCCGTCTATGTTTAACAAGATAGCGGCGGATAATTACGCTACTTTAGAAGGCTTAGAAATGCCTAGGGCTGAGTACGTAGGATTTTATTACGGAAGAGCCCTAGCTGCTATTTTGGTGCTTACAGCTTACAAAGATGGTTACTTAGGGCACGCACAAATACTGCCACAGTACCGGATGAAATTTATAGGATTTGGCAGGGCCTATTTAGAATCTAAAGCTTTCCGCATTTATGCCACTATCCCAAATAAATATAGAAGCTATCAAAAAATATGTAAAAGGTTAGGCTTTACTAAAGTTTCTGACTTGCCTAAAATGTATTTAAAAGAAGGCGTTATTTACGATGGAGAAGAACTTGTTCACGGGTAAATCGATATGTTAGGACTAATAGCTTTAGGTGGCTACGCGGGCGCAACGGCAGCTGTAGGATTAGGTGCTTTGACATTTGGTGCTGTAGCAGGAGCCTTGCTTGGTGCTGCCTTCGTCGTGAGCTTTGTAGACCTTATAACGCCAGAAGCCGAAGCTGAAATAAAAGGCGTACTGACTACCCGAAAAGGCGCAGTCCAACCATTGCAAGTGATTTACGGCAGAAGGGAAGTGGCGGGCGGTCAAATATTTTTAGCTTCTTCTGATAGAGAAATCGCTGCAGATCCTCCTGTTTATGAAATTAGGACAGTAATCCGAGAGGGTGGAGATAGCGTCAGCCAAGAAAGCGTCAATGTGTTCGCTGGCACCGCAGCCTACACTTTACCCAATGCTTTCCGGTGGGTAGTCTACCAATTAGCTGATGGCGATGTGCCGATCGAAGGCCTTGAAAGCATATACATCAACGACGAATTGCTAGTAGGTTCCAAATATGAAGATTGGGTAAGTTACCGCTTCACTGACGGCAGCCATACCAGCCAACCTTTCACCGACCTAGCTGCCGCCGTGCCAGGGTGGACATCTGACCACCTAATATTAGGCACGGTTGGTATAGCCATAAGAATGGAATGGAATAAAGACATATTTGAAGGTGTGCCTAAGTTCACTTTTGTTTTGAAGGGGACTAAGCTGTTGGACTTGGACGCGCTACCTACGCAGACCAGACGCTATTCAAACAATCCTGCTGAAGCTCAATTTGACTATTTAATAAATCCTATTTACGGCAAAGGTCTTAGCCCTGTAGACGGTGTAGACCTAAGCGTGGCTTCATTTATAGCTGCGAGAGATTACGCCAACGATCCTGTTATTGCTTATTCAGGCGGGCCCCAGCACACTCGCATGTCGTCCAATGCAGTTCTGACCGCAGGGTCGACAGTTATGGACAACATGCGACAGCTTCTAGTCGGCTGCCGAGGTACTTTGCCTTATATCAACGGCGTATTTAACTTAATGATTGAGCGCGACTACGCTTTTACCGAATACAAAGATGGCGAAGGCGCAGATTATTCAGAATTTTTTGATTTCAATGAAGATAACATTATCGGTAGTTGGAAAATAAAAGCTGGTGACATTGCTACTCGGTATAACCAAGTCAAAGTTATTTTTCCTAATGAAGCGAAGCACTTTGAATCTGATTTTGTCACAGTTTACTCCAACACGTTTAGAGCCGAAGACGGCAGGCTCTTAGAGAAGACGTTTACATTGACAGGCGTAACCAATGCTTACCAAGCTACGGATACCGCCAATGTCATAATGCGTAAATCTCGACAGCAAATAGACGCCTCGTTTATGTCAACTCCGCGAGCTAGAAATGTAACTGCAGGTGAGATTGTAACTATCACTCACGCCACGCCTAGTTGGAGCCTAAAGAAGTTCCGGGTATCTAGTATTGTGCTACTCGCAACAGGGAATTGCAGCGTTACCGTGGCCGAGCACGAGCCGACGGTATACGATTTAACGGTGCCTAATGAGATAGCAACTAGTCCAGACACTGATTTTCCAGACCCGACTATAGTGGCCAGCTTAGCTGCGCCTACTCTAGTCAGTGACGAGACGGTATTAAAGACAGGCAAAGACGGAACTTTGACTCCACAACTTAAAATAACTTGGGTAGCGCCGATCGATCCTTTTGTTGTGGGATATGACGTCCAAATAAAAGACATGTCTTCGACAGATTTGGTTTGGCAAACTGTCGCCTCACCCAACTCGATAGACTCTGTAACTGTAACCATATCCGGCGTAGAAGAAGGCATTGCTTACGATGTTCGTGTTCGGGCTAGAAACTCAGGTGGATGGGTCGGAGCGTGGGCCACAACTGAAAATCATACAATTATAGGGCAAACTTCTTTGCCGAGTAACGTCCCTAATTTCTATATCAGTGGCAGTATTCTGTCTTGGGAAGCCATCACAGACTCAGACAGAGCAGGCTACGTAATCAGGTTCCAGCCAGGTGTTAATCGATCGTGGGGAGACGCTAACCCAGCTCACGATGGCATTGTTACTGAGTCACCTCACGATTTGTCCATAGATATTTTTGGTCAAAATACACTTATGATTAAGGCAGTTGATCGAACTGGCAACTACAGCGAGACGCCTGCGAGCATTATTACCGACTTCGGCAATCCCCTTATTAGCAACGTGTTTGAAGAAGTTGATGATCACGCACTAGGCTTTACGGGAACAATAACAGGAGCTGCCGTAGTGTCTGGCGATCTTAAAGCAGACAGTCAAACACCTGTAATCTGGGGTAATGCTTTATCCAATATGTACACTAGCAGCTCTGCGGCTATGTATGTGGCTGTTCAATACGCTAAGCTGACTTACCTAAGAACTATTACGCCTTCTTTCTCGGCTAGCGGCAACGACTTAGTGATAGAGTCGACTATCGCAGGCACCAACTCACAGATTACTTACAGGCCTGAGGCACCAGATTTGATGTGGGAAAGTCTAGATACTCAGCCGATGTGGCAAGATGAGCCTATCAGCATAGTTGTGAATGGTGATTTTGCTATTGACCATGGTTGGACTCAGCAGAGCGGTTGGACTATTGCAGATGGAAAAGCAAGCAGGAGCAGTGGCGAGTCTAGTAACACTAGCATTCAACAAACAATAAACATAGTCTCAGGAACTGCTTATACAGTTAGCTATGACAGAACTTATATTTCAGGCAACGGCCAAACACTTTTTTTCTCTGAATTCTTGACTGATGGTTCATCTTCTACATTGGCACCATATACCAGCACCACCCAAGAGACAGTTACAGTGACTGGAACTTTTACGCCTACTTACTCTGGGGCTATGGTTTTAAAATTGTTTGGGATTGGGGATTTCGAGGGCTCAGTAGACAATGTAGTAGTTAAGACGGCTACAGGCAGCACGATAGTCGATAACGGAGACTTTTCTAGAGACGTTAGTTGGGATGAAGGTAGTGGCTGGAGCATAGGCGGTGGAGACGCAGACCGAGGCAGTGGTGAAAGCACCAACGGCATTCTTATTCAAACAATAGATATAGTTGCGGGAACACCTTACATAATTAGCTATGACAGAACTTATATTTCAGGGGACGGCAGAACAACTTTCTACTCTGAGTTTGTAACTGATGGGAGTTTTATTAACTTAGGAGATTATGACGACACTACGGAAGAAACAGTTACTGTTACAGATGTTTTTACGCCCGCTTATTCAGGTTCTATGCTTTTAAGGCTTAGTGCTATTTCTGACTTCACAGGTTCAATAGACAACATAGAAGTAATACCGCAGTACCTAAGTTACGCAACCCCACCGCCTTACGCCCAGTGGCCAGGCCGGTTTAAAGTGACTGCTCAGCCTTATAATTTTAAGTTTGGGATAGCCCAAGGTTTTACTCGAGGCGTGATATCTGAGTTAAATTTTAAAGTGGATGCGCTCGACATCACCGAAACATTGGCGGATGTAGCGATAGACTCTGGCGGCACTCGGCTGTCTTTGACTAAAACTTACTCTGTGATAAAATCAGTTAATTTAACTTTACAAGATGACGGCGGCACAGCAGCTACTGTCAAGGTCATGGATAAAAACGCCACTACAGGCCCATTAATCCAAGGCTACGATTCATCAGACTCCGCGACCGGCTGCAATGTCGACGCTACTATAATAGGCTACTAAGATGACAGCTCTACCAGCAAAAACAGCATTTACAGCTGAAAACCTGACTGAGGGTGATTTCAGGGCCGCGATGGATAACCTTCGAGATTACTTGTCTGAGCGAGTGCAAGGCCTTAAATCTAATACGGCATTGTCTGATGCAGCCGCAACATTAACAGCTGCTCAACTAGTTGGTGGGGAGTTCACTATAACTCCAACAGTAGCGAGGACTCAGACAACAGACACGGCAGTCAATATCATAGCAGCGATGGCAGGTAGCGCGGATGGCAGTAGCTTTGAGTTTACAGTTGTTAATCTAGCTGATTTTGCTGTGACTATTGCACTGGGAACCGGTGTAACTTTAGTTGGGGATATGGCTATTAATATTGGTGCGGCTACTTTTAGAGTACGTAGGCTAACTTCTACAACAGTTAGTGTTACGCGTCTTGAAAGTCAATTTACTGCAGCTGATAACACTAAGCTGGATAGTTTAGGTTCCCAAAACGTCAAACTCAATACCAAGCTTATTGATATAGGTGATTGGAACATGAACACAACATACGAGTTTGAGGTTACTCACGGACTAACGCTAAATAAAATAAGAGGGATGTCTGTACTAATTAGAAATGACGCTGATACCAACTACACTCTTCTTGCTATTAACGGGGTTACAGCATGCTACGCAGATGCCACAGAGATTACTCTTAACAGAGTTAATTCAGGAGCGTTTGACACTTCATTCTATGAAAGCCCGCCATCAGGAAATAGAGGCTGGATAACCATCCAATACGTAGATTAAAACCCAATTATAAATAGGCCATTAGAATGACAGCTCTACCAGCAAAAACATCATTTACAGACGCAGGCGTAACCGAAGGCACGTTTAAAACCGCGATGAATAACCTTCGAGATTATTTGTCTGAGTCTATAGGGACTTCGGGAGGAGCGATTACGCCGAGTGTTGTTAGAACCGCATTGGCAGCAGCGACAGACGCTAACGTACTGACCGACTACCAAAGTTCTAAACTAGGATCTCTTACAGGCCGAAATTTACTGATAGGTAATTTCTTTGTAAATCAAGAAGAGGTATCAGGATCGGTTGTTTTAAGCGCAGGCGATTACGGGCACGATATGTTTAAGGGCGGAGCAAGCGGTTGCTCTTACACTTTTTCCACGACCAACGGTGTTCCCATGACGACAATATCAGCAGGGTCACTGGTTCAAGTCGTCGAAGCGGTAAACATTGCGGCTGGCGATTACATTTTAAGTCACGTAGGCACAGCCCAAGTCCGAATCGACGGCGGTAGCTACGACGATTCTGGTGAGGTTACGGCTACGTTAGACGGTTCAGCAAACGCTACTGTTGAGTGGGGCACTGGCACGTTGTCGTTGCCTCAACTAGAGCTAGGCACTGTAGTTACCGCATTCGATAGGCGGAACATCGGTGTGGAGCTGACACTCTGTAAGCGGTATTTTCAAGACTATTCTGGGGCCTTTACACTTTCAGCGACTTCTAGCGCCGCAAACATTAATAAGCCTATTCTAGAAGTCGAAATGAGATCAACGCCTAGCATAACACAGACAACTTCGGGGTCAGGCGGGTCTTGGGTGGTAACGACAAATAAATCTTTAAGGCAGTCGGGCGTCCATTCAGCAGACTCAACAACAACTGTATTGAAATTAGACGCGAGGTTATAAATTATTGTCGATTCAAAGATTTGGTTTACCTAATCCTCCACCTCATGCCAGCCCCAACATGGTCCAGAGTTGACTCAGGCTCAAAGTTAAAAGGCTCACCCACATTGTATTGCGAAAAGTGGGTGAGCTGAATAAAAAATCCGTTGTCCCATTCGTTTCTTATTGAAATATAAGCGCCAATGCCACCGCCGTCATTCCAACAAATACTGCAAGCTGTAAGATTGCCGTTCTTGCCAGCGCCGATTTCAAAGTAAGTTTCTGAGTCAACTATTGATTTGATGAATCTGTCCTTGGCAGTTTCTGCCACCGCCGGCCCTGCAAACATTGTCAACAAAGCTGCTAATATTAATACTTTCATAAATTACTCCATTTAAAATTACTTAGATTTATTTGTCGGCAAATCTGATAGACTGCAAGCCTATTGAAAACCCAACAACTGCAACTTTAGCACTTGTTTACAAAATGTTCAAACCTAATCTTTAGATTAAAGATTATTCTTAAAATAAGGACTGATTAATGCTTATTGAGATACTGAATCAATTTTGGCCTATTATATTAAGTTGTATCAGTTTAATTGTTGTACTTGCAAAGATGTATAATAATATTGAAAGCTTAAAAGAAAAGGTTCGTATTTTATTTGACTTCCATAACAACAGGGATAAATGATGGGCGACTTAACTAAAAACTTTTCAGCTTGGGAATTCGAATGCCCTTGTGGTTGTGGCGAATCGAAGATGAACGCGAATACGATGGTCAAGATTCAGCTTTTCAGAGACGCCTACGGTAAAGCGTTCTCTCCCGTAGAAGGTGGCGGTTATCGCTGCAAGGCGTATGAAAAAGGCATAGGCGTTCACAATATGGGACTTGCCATTGATCCCGGCATTCCTCGCGCAGACATGTTTCCGGCACTGAAAATAGCTATCGAAGTAGGCTTTACTGGCTACGGGTTAAAACAGAAAGGCGGTAGATGGCAGATGCACCTTGACGATTACGAAGGCGATGCTAAGCGTCCTCGCCCTTGGCTTTGGACGTACTAATATGAATTGGTTTAGCAAAATGATTAGCGGCGGTATTGATAAAACCGTTGACTCAGTAGGAACGGCATTAGACGGGTTGTTCACATCTGATGAAGAGAGACTGCAAGCAAAGCAGATCATAACATCAGAAATGAACAAGTTTAAAACAAGTGTAATGGACGCTCAGTCTAAGTACGATGCTGAGATAACAGCTAGGTGGAAGTCCGACAATGAACATGGTGTTACTAGGTTAGTCAGGCCAATAGCTTATGCTGCTGTTTTATTTGCCTTCTTTCTGATTACTTTTGCCGATGGCAATATTGGTGCTACTTGTTCGATAGTCAAGGGTGTTGAAACCTGTGTGGGGGGCTTCGTTATCAATCCAGTTTATATACCAGTTTATGAATCTTTGCTAGTTACAATGACAATTGCTTACTTTGGTAGTCGTGGTATAGAGAAGGTAACAAAGTTACTAGGTAAAAGTAAGTCGTGAATACTCCGCATATTCCTGATGTGCCAAATACAACGAGCGATAGAAGAGTTATGGTACAACAGTCAGCTTTTGAAAAGAGTGCACAAACAGTTTTAGCCTCTTTAATAGTGTTAGCACTCAGCGGGTCTGCAGTAGCCTTAGTAAAAATAAGTGACACTCAAACTAAGCAATTAGTTGAGATGAATCTATTGAAATACCAAATATCAGAACTTATAGCGAGTACCAAAGCTTTTTCTTCTGATCGAGTAGGTAAAGAAGATTATTTAATATTTAAAAACAGGACAGAAGATAGGCTGTTTAATCTTGAGCAGTTGAAAAATAAGGTAGGCGAGTAATGGTGCTATTGAAGCAGTTGCGGAGGCTAGGCTAGATGGCTTACATAGTAGACACAAAGATTTCCAGTGGTGCCAGTGGTTCTACAACCGTTAAGCTGCCAGCACATTTAGAAAATGATGTAGTTTTTGTTTTTTGGAACAGCTTGAATCCCGGAACAATTACTGGCCCTGGTGGAAGTTGGCAGGAAACAACTATAGCTAACCCCGGAGCGGCAGACTCTAAAGCGTATTTTCAGCGTGTAGGCGGAAGTTCATTGGCTGACCCAGTAATCACAAATACTACAACTAGCAGACAGCCTGGTGCTATGTCTGCAGTTGTACGTGGGGCAGACGTTTCGACAGCGACTTCTTGCGTAGATGATGAGGATTCTGTGGGTAGTTCAAGTGCTTTAACTCTTACGACTAGTGCTATGACTTTAAGTGGTACAAGTTCGTTAATTCTTTTGTTTGGTAGTGGAGAAAGAGGCGATGAGGTTCCGGTCTTAGCGTCAGGTTCAGGTATTGAAGTTTTGTATTTTGCTCCTGGTGATGACGCAAATATGTTTTTGGCATACAACTATGCAACAGGTTCAGCAAGTGATACTCACACTATTTACCAACTCAATACTGACTCAGAAGGTATGGCTCTTGCCGCAATAGCTATAAAAGATGATGGTAATTATGTTAATAAAGGATATGTGTCTACCAGCAACGCTGCTGAATTAGTTTTTCTGAATGTAGGAAATCACGTACATACTATTACTGAAGAAGACGTGACGAATGTAGGTTTTACACCTCAAATATCATCTATCACTCATGCTATCAGTGGTATTACTAAAAACACAATTGACGACTCAACTAGTCTTGGGTCTTCTGGCCCTTTACACAGAATTGACACTCACGCCCAATACGGCATAACCATTATATTTAACACCGGACAAGGTGAATCAACAGATTTAATTTTAACTAAAGGTATGACTTTTGCTACAGCCATTGATTTAAGTGGTCAGATTTTAGCGTTTAGTGGACTTACCCTTTCAAAATTTACAGAGTCAATTGACAATTTAGGGAGATTGATTGGGTTTAGTGATGGCACTAACGCTTCTGTATTTTTGTTTGACGGATCTGATGCTCTAGTAACTTCGCAAAATGGATTAACGGCATTTTTATTAGAAACTGCGCCTTCAGGCTCACCCACTACTTTGACTGGTTATGAAATAGATACTTTCGGGGCTGGTAATTTAGATTGGTCAGCTATCGAAACAATATTTGTTGGTGCAAGCTCGACCAATTCCACAGGCATTGAGTACCACACAGGCCCAATGTACAAATTAAAAACCTTTCCTATGTTAGGAGGAACAGAAACTTTCCCACTCTCTTTTGATGATGTAGTTAAAGCATCAACGGCGGGAGCATTAAACGTAGCAACAGCACAAAGCGGACAGACTACCGGCCAATTCTATTTAATGGGTAATGTAACTATCGGCGATGGGGTTGAAGATGTTTACTGGGAAAGCAAGAACCAATCTGTAGAATTTCCAAGAAGTTATAACTATTCAGAAAAATCATTGCAATGCCAAATAAGCGCGGGAGCATTGTCACTGACAATAAATGCTGCAAGCGTAGACAGTGTAATAAGCCCTATCACCACTACAATCAACTTCGGTAATTTCCATAATTTTGTAGAACATGCAGACACTTTTGATGGCGATATTTATGATTATACAAACCTTACACTTCTAAACTCCAGCACAACACTGCAAGGCTCAAAAACAAACATAGATAGGTCGGGCGCTATTTGGAGTGGCGGTAAGCAAATAACTCACAATGCGCCAACTACTGCAAGCACAGCCAGAGTGTTTAAAGACACAGTTGTTAGTAATGTTGCAGTGGGTGAAACAGCAGCTATTGAAGCTATCACTACTCAAGAGCAGTTTAAAAATGCTGTGACAGGCGCAACTTTTAAAAATAATACTAACGCTCCAGCAATCTTAATCACTGGTAATCAGACAGGCACATGGGCAGATGACCCTGGATTAACAGTTTCTGGGAATACTTTTGATATAAAGTACACAGGAACTACGGATTTCAGTATTCCCTCTTCCGTGTCATTGACAGTTCAGAACACAGAAGCAGAAGCGGCGGGTAATACAGGTCTAACGATTGTTTTACCTGCTAACACATTGTCGATCAACTCTGACCTAAGCGCTTTGATCCGTTACTTTGTAGATGACGAACAAACAGTGGCTGACAGTGACACCAATACAACTTTAGGCTATGACTATGCCAATACCAATCCTATTGATATTGAAGTGTTGCTACAAGGCTACGTACTAGTTAACCGACAAAATGTCACACCTGTTAATGGCCCTTTTGACATTGAGCTTGACCCAGACGAGGCTTACAACTCTGGTCACGCCTTAAACATCGACACTGAATACGCTTATGTTCGAGGAACAAAAGTATTAACATTCAATTCTGACCAGCAAGCTAGGAATGTTTATTCCTCACTATCAGATGAAATAAGGCTGGATAGCGCTTACTTTAATACTAAGTTGTTGATGACAGCTATAGGCCCAACTCGGTTTGATTTAACCGTGGGAATGACCGTCGCAGACATGCAGTATTGGAAGGGTGCTGGATCTCAAGTCTATAACGCACTAGATGCGGTAAACCCTACTGAAAAATGGTGTTTTGTAAAATCAGGCGGTAACATCACAGGATCGACCACCCACTTTAGGCAAACAGATTCAGGCGCTTCAACAGCTTTGACATTGACTAATAATGTTGTGGATGAGGCTTTCCAATACTATCGAGATGATAATCACGATGGAGATACTAGTGATACAGACGAGTATAATTATAATGACTACATGCTTATCAAATCATTCTTGGCTGGTAGCAAGCAATCGCGGGTTGATGTTTTAGTAAGCCAAGGCATATCAGAAATTGAAAGCTATCAATATGCGGTCAGTCTAGCCAATGCTTCACATGGTTACTCTGGCACTGACCCAGGCATCAGCGCTCAAATAACAATGGTTGCTGGTGATACCTTTGGCGGCAAAGTTTTTGCGTATGAGATAATTGATGGTGGCACTAACTCTGGTTCTGATATTGCTGATCAGCTTAATTACGATGCTGCTGCTAATCCCAACACTGTTATCCCTGGAGGTACTGGTTTACGTTATTTTGAAATGCCTGACGGTATTATTTACAACGCTACTGGGCAAGAGACTGAGCGTGGTTATAAAGAAGGCACAACCCCTGCTTTGGTCGGATTTTATGTGAGCCGCAGCAGCGCCGACCACCCCGACTTCACGCAGTTTCAAGCTGACGATGGGACGTATTATATTCCAGCAGTAAACTCCAACATTAGCGGTTCAAATCTTGAGAATACAGCTGGTGGAACTGTCGAGCGCAGAATGCAAATCATCAACTCGACAGCTAAAGCAGCGTCAGCATGGCAAGCGAGTACCGCATACAGTGTGGGCGATGTAAGGTTGCGTTCAACAGGCGCAGGCACCGAGCAAATTGGCGGACTGTTTATACGGTGTACTACGCCAGGCACTTCAAACGACACAGAGCCAACTTGGAATACAACATTAGCAAACACCACCGCTGACACTAATGGTTCGGGCGATGGTGATGTTGTCTGGACTATTTACGGAATTGTTTACTACGATGATGACCCTGCCGCTACGGGTTACGCTGCCACCTATATTGATGGCCAAGAGTTTGCATCCAGTGAGTCTTTTGAAGTCAGATTTGCAGAAGAAGATCCTGAAACCAGATTTGTGTTTGGTAGTGTGTCAGGCATTACCTCAAGCTCTGGCTTTTCTTTTGCGATGTCCGTCGAGGTAGTTTCTCCTTACGCAGAATGGCAATCGGGTGGCTCATTCTACGGAACACAACAGGACTCTACCTATTCACCAAATTTTGATTATGACTATATCGTTTTAGATACCAACACTAATTACTATGGCGCAGGTGCGGGAGTGTACTATTGCTATATTCTGACGACTTCTCAGGGGATGTACGAATTTTGGGGAGGCGTTACAATTGTTGACGCTGGAAGTATTCGGATTAACAACGGAACTGTTAATCTATACTTTGACGAGACTAATGGTTTTGTTAGGCAATTAGACAACGTTAGAATATGGAGAGTTGATGGCGCTAGGCCAGCGCTTGACCCGACAACGGGCGGCTCAGGCATAGAAATCAAATGGGAAGTTCCTGTTCAAGTTATTGAAATAAATACAGGCTCAGCAGTCAATCAAGCAACTGTTCAATCAGCGCTAACCGCCCAAGGCTATACATCAGGTAGAGCGCCAGAGCTTGACAAGATCAATGCTGTCAAAGTTAAAACTGATGATATGACGTACACTATCGGTAACCAGCTCGATGTAAACGTCCAATCAGTCAATGATGTTCTATTGGCGGGCGATGGCGATGCTACTCCAATGGGCCCTACCTAAAATGATACAGATAATCGATCGTGGTATCGAAGGTGGCGAGTGAACCTGTAAATAATTTTTGGGCTGACGGCTTCTGGGCTACTGGATTTTGGGCCGAAGGTTTTTGGGCAGGCGACGGGCTAGGTACTGATGTTACTGTTGGTCAGATAACTGAGTCTGAGACTTTATTTGGCTTAGCAGTTATACAAGGCACTACCGCTGTTACTGTTGGTCAGATAACTGAGTCTGAGACTTTATTTGTTTTAACGCCTGTACAAGGAGTAGCCAGTCTCGCTGTTGGGCAGGTAACTGAGTCTGAGGCTTTATTCGGCCTGACCGTTGCACAAGGTTTAGTCAGTGTTGATGTCGGACAATTAACTGAGTCCGAATTATTATTTAACTCCGCCGTTGTAACCGGAACTGCTAGTCTCGCAGTTGCACAGCTAACTGAGTCCGAGTTATTATTCGATTCTCAAGTTTTAAGCGGCTCGGTCAGTCTCAGTGTTGGACAAGTAACTGAGTCCGAGTCCTTATTCAGCTTAGCTGCGCAACTTGTAATTAGTGTTGATGTCGGACAGCTAACCGAGTCAGAGTCTATATTTGACTCGGCAATTGTGCCAGGCGCAACCAGTGTCACCGTTAGTCGGATAAACGAGTCTGAATTATTATTTGACTCCACTGTAAGCGGTTTGGTTATTGTCTCTGCTGGACAGCTAATTGAGTCCGAGTCTATATCAGGCTTAGCAGTTATAATAGGAGTCTCTAGCCCTGCTGCCGTACAAATATCTGAGTCCGAGTTCATATTTGATTTAGTAGTTATAAAGGACTCGATTGACCCAAATGCCTTTAGGCCTTTCAGAACACTGTCTTTGGGCCTGACTCAAGAGGTTCTTTTCACTTGCAGCACTTTAGACGCACAATCGGGCAGCTGCAATATACTTAAGCGCTGTAGTTGATCTGATGGTACTATTGCACATAGAAGCCTAACGGTTGATCCGCCCTGCACAAATTATCAACAGGAGAACAAGATGAAAGTACAAATATTAGCTAGGCCATCATCCGGCGGCAATAGAGCTTACGGGATGAAAATGTTGTCACCACCTAATACTGGCAAACACAACTTCCGAAAAGACTGGCTGGAAGAACATCGCCAGTTTATCACTAAAACTGACGAGCGAATTACCCTTCACACTGTTGATGGGGATATTAATTTTAAGGTAGATCATCTGCCTGGTCGTTACTGCCTGACCACAAACGAAAGATTGCCGGACGTGTCGAAAGACCCTAAAGCGGAAGCCTGTCGTGCGCATGTAGCGGCTCAAGAAAATGCCGTAAAAACTGAGCGATGGCCTCACGGCTACATGGTTGTTGCACCTAAAATGATCAACACTACGATGGAACAAGTCTAATGGCCAACATAATCCCTAATGAGTCGCTAGGACTTACGCGCCGTTACCTTCAAAATGTTGAAGATAATTCTCCAGCAGCAGCTCTTGTGCGTGTCCATGCATGGGTAATAACTGCGGCTGATACTAATATTATAGACATGACGGGTAACACTGTCCAAGCACTCGCGGCCTTAGCTGACATAGCCGAGGCGACAAACACTGACTATACCAATCAATCCTTTGACGATGCTGATATAACAATTGATGTCAATGACGCCAACAACCGGATAGACATCAGTTACTCTGACTTGACTTTTACGAGTGTCGACGGCGGTGACGATTGGACACATATAACAGTGAGCTACGACGCTAGCGGGTCAGACACGGACGCCAATACGGAAGTGTTGCATGTGCTAGATTTTGTTGTGTCTCCTAATGGTGGCGATATTACTGTCGACTTCCCAGCGGTTTGCTACAGAATTGCGCAAGCTTAACTGCGGGTTATGATAATTATAGGTTGGGTATTAGATGGGCACATTAGCAGATAGAGTTAAGGAAACGTTTACCACTACGGGCGACGGCGATATTACGTTGGGTAATCCGGTGGCTAACCATCAATCTATATATGAAGCCCAAGGCCTCAATGATCCTATCGAATATTTCTGGCAGGATGACGACAATGAAGCATGGGAGTCTGGGGTAGGGCAGCATACCACCACTACAAATTTCGAGCGCACAACAATAAAGAGCAATTCAAGCGGGACAACTGATCCGTTGGTCATTGGGTCTGGTACAAAAAGTATAATCTGCTCTCGAAGTGCAGTTACCATTGCTGAACTTTTCGACCAGAGCGTAGCAAGTGGCGCAAGCCCGAACTTTAATATTGCTAACATGACGTTAGACGATACTGATTTAGAGGTTGTTAACACTACCAACTTGCAAACATTTGCAGAAGAAGTAGATGATGCTTTGCGCAGGGCGAGAGGGACAGGAATCTCAACGACTTATGTCTCTACTGCCACAGCAGGGGGAACAACGTTTGACCAGCCAGCCGTAAAAGGTGAAATAACTAGTGATGAAGGTTATTTTAGAATTGTTTACGCAGGTGCTACAGGTGTACCAGTTGCGAACTTATCTGCTACTTCTACTTGGGTTTACATTGACAAAAACAGTGCATTGCAGCAACAAACTACTGCCCCAACTAGGCAAGACAGAACCAGAAAAGCATTTGTGATGCGTATTGGTGTTAACGTGTCTTCTAATGAGATAATTGGTTTTGAGTATGAGAATAACCCCATAGGTCATTATGCTAACAGCCTGAGAGATTTGTACGAGTTTTTGCTGGTGCAAGGTGTGCCGTTCAAAAGAGACCAGATTGTAACGGGTAGGACAGACAACCTTGGATTTGATGTGTCAGCAGGGAGTCTCTTAGAGTTCGGCGGTACAGGCGATATCAACAACCCAAACATTAAGAGTTTTGACTTAGTATCAAATGCAAGCTACAACTTGCTGTCAAGAACAGCACTTATATCATCCGAGACAAACCTCCCGACAGTTTGGGACAACGCTGGTTCTGTAATCGCATTAGGCTCTACAACTTTTGCAGGTCATAGATTGTACAGATTTAGTTCTGGTAACTTCGCTATTCAGTACGGGCAAGGAAACTATGCAAACATAAATCTTGCAAGAACTGGAGTAAGGTTAGAAGATTACGTTTTAAACCCAGTGCTTAAAGACGCAACATTTTTTGGTTGGTGGCTTGTCGCTTTAGAGACGACAGCTACATCAGGAGTAGCAAACGCAGAATTTGTTGAGTATACGATAGGAATACAGGGCGGCAGCTCCAGCGGTTTATCGGGTGCCGCGCTTAGGGGTAATAATCTTTCTGACTTGACGGATGTAGACGCAGCAAAAACAAACATAGGACTTGGAACTGGCGACACTCCTGAGCTTGCAGGTGCGAATTTTACAGGTGATGTCAGTATAGAGGCTACAGGCATAGTCGACATCCTAGGCGGCACCGTCAAGCTAAACAACGCTACCATGTCGGCAATACAAGTTACAATTGCTGATGATGGTGTTGCTACATTGACTTTTCCTAATCGCTCGTTTGGGGTGCTTAATATGACCGTGGGAAGCAATGCGACTAACGCCAGTAATTCAGACGTTTGTTTTATTGGCTACGTTTCTTTTGGCACCAGCTCTAGTGTGAACGCTGCACTTACAGGGGCCGACGTTGAGACAAACATTGTAGACACTCTTGCAGGAGCAACCGGAACAGATGGGGCTGTCACTATAGGTTTGGCAGGGGTAAGCCGAACCTTATACATTGAAAACCGCCAAGGCTACGGTATAACCCTTAACATAACTCTACTCTAAGGAAATAAAATGCAACCTAAATACACAGCACAACGGCTCGCCGACACCACCAATGGTTGGGTAGTTACAGAAATAGAAAATGAAAAAAAGAGTGTTGTATTCTGTAACACGTTGTCAAATACAGCTGAAGATGCCGTGGAACTTATCGAAGAAAGCCTAAATACTGATGAACCCACTTAACCAAAGCCTAAGCGCTACAGGCAATAATACGCTATGAGTTTAGGCTTCGCCCCTTTAGGCACCTTGCCCCTTGGCGGTCAAGTTGTTGACCCTAGCCCACAATCGGTTGCTGTATACCAGCTAACCGAAAGCGAAGCGCTATTTAGTTCTTCTGCTGTCCCAGGTGTCACCAGCATAGCGGCATCATTAGCCAGCGAACAAGAAACTTTATTTGACTTGGCAGTAGCTACAGCGATATCAATTAGCTCAGTCCAAGTAGACGAAAATGAATCTTTATTTGACTTGGCAGTATCTCATGGAGCCTTTAGTGTAGCTACTTCTCAAATAACTGAGTCAGAATCCTTATTTGATTTGTCAGTATCTGAGGGTGGCTTCGGTAAAGCTGCCTCACAGATTACCGAAAGTGAGTCATTGCTGGCAGCAACAGCGCGAATATCTTTCCTAGGAAAAACAGTTTACGCGACTTTAAGTATATCCAGACACATCTCATTTTAAGTGAGAATGTTCCAGTGATAAGCGACTCGCCTATAGAGACTAAGTTGCTAGACTGAAGGAATTAAAGTATCCTTGTTTTTAACGCTAATCTAGCAGGGCCAAATGTCGACAATAACTGGTGAGATACACGTCAACTCCGTAGGCACAGTCTTCGAAATAACCTTAATCGAAAACGGCACAGCAGTACCTATAGCCACTGCCACGACCTTAACGATAACTTTTAAGAAGGCTACAGGCGCTACTATTAGTCGTGCGGCCGCATTGTCTACGGACGGATTTGACGGCAAGATGAGTTACGCTACTATCAGCGGAGACTTAGACGTTGACGGTTCATGGATGTTACAAGCGTACATAGCCATGCCCAGCTGGCAGGGTTACTCCAGTATTGGGGAATTTGAAGTTTTGGGAAATCTTTAGGAGAAAAATCATGTTAGAACAAATAAAAGAAAGCTTGGCGCAGTTTCAAAAAGAGAAAGGCACTGAGCTGTCGCTTCGAGACAATCAAGGCATTGCCAAGATAAACTCGGAGTTAGGATTGTTAGCTGAGCGTCACGAAAAAGAGCCGGTTAAAGTAAGTTCTGAGCTGGAGCTACTAACCGGTGAAGGCAAAAAACAGCCCGCTAAAAGTCTGCGGGCTAATAAGCACGGGGTTATTTAATTACAGTTCTACCGCCCCAACTGCATTCCACTGGCTAGGCATGTCGTCTACATACTGCTCTAGCACGTCACTGCCCACCGTCTGATCGTAGTAGCAAGCTGTGGCTGGGGCAGTAGGTGTTCCGACCATGGCCGCCAATTCCCTGCCTCTGTCTTCGGCTATTGATTCTGTGTCATATACGCAATCGATTATTGCATGCCTGTTTATGACTGGCAGCCACCCAAAACAGCGTATTTTACCTTCGCTTGTAAATTCAATCATTACTACTCTCCATTTTAAAGTTCGACTATATTGGTGGCAACGCCTTTGTCGGACTCTCTGTGAGTTACCATAAGTACCTGTTCATTGCCGAGAAGGGCGCCTGACAATCTCATGGCGGGCTCTTCTCGCATTGCCTCTGTAGGTTCATCCAGCACCACAAGGGCACAGGAGCTGCGCAAAGACTTCGCCAATGCTAATCTGACAGCTACGCCTATGAAGCCTCTCTGCATGCCAGACGCACTCTCTACCGGTGCAAATACACCATCTTCACAATACATAAAGCCTTCTTTTTCCGATCGCATCAGTGCAGTGATACTGTTATTAGTCGATTGCATCAGAAATCCTGAAGCCGCACCGAGTATGTTAGCCCATACTGAGGTCAGGAACCTAGAACGAGAGTCTTTCAAGTATTGTACAAAGTCTGACAAAGTTTTGACTTTACCTAGCTTTTCTTGGAATTCCAGTTCATCAGCCAAAGCCTTGCCTAGCTCTTTGATTTCCGTAGCCATCTCAGACAGCTGAATCTTCGCACCGTTTATAAGGTCTCTCGATTGGTTGAAATCAACTTCAAATTGCTTTATCTCATCCCGCAAGGTTTGAAGGGCAAGTTGACCTACGACTGGTAAAGACAATCCGTGTAGCTGCGCCAAGTCGGCATTGGCTGCTTTGATGCCTTCCTCCGCACTTGCCAGCTTAGCCGCATTATCATTTATCTGCTTTTGCAGGGAGGTTGCTAAAGTTTGAGACTTTCTGTCGTTCTGCAATAGCTTAGACTCGGCACCGGTATCAGTCCAAATAGCAGTTTCTAAGTAGGCATCATTTTCTGCAATACGCTCTTCCCAATCCAATTGCCGCTTGTGCCAGCCTTTGTAGTACGTGTCGTAATCCTGCTCTTCGGCGTCAAATATAGGCTTGGCGATAGCTGCCTTATCTTCTATCTCTGCCAGCTTGGCCAGCAATGGTTTTAGAGAGTCTTTAGCTGATTGCAGCTCTTCTACGTGCGCAGCCTTTGACTCTTCACTGACAATGCTCTGCTTACAGGCTGAGCAAACGCCTGAGGCTAAGGCTTGTTCGGTTGCAGTTACAAGGGATTGGGCACTTTTAGCTTCAGGGGATATTTTTGCGTAATCCTCGCGCAATTGGTCTACAACTGCTTTAGCTTTGGTAACTTTGTTGGATAGCTCATTGTCATTGATAATTCCAGCTTTGCAATTTCCTAAGACCTCCTTAAACTTCTCAGAGCTTTCCTTTACTCGGGCTATCTCTGTATTGGTTGCAATAGCTTTATTGTTATTTCGCTCACGTTGATCAAGATCTTCTTCGCTTGCTATTTCGCCTAGTTCAGCCAGCTCAGCAGCCAGACTTTTAGCAGTTGCACTGTACAATGCTTCTGAGGCTATAGCGCTTCCTAAAGTATTTTCAGCTACCGCAATGTCCCGAGTATTCTGCTCAGCCTTCTGGTTGCCTTGTTCACCGGCTTCTAAATGTCGCTGCGATATAGCCTTGGAAGCTGTCGTTTTAGCAGAGTCGTCTTCCTCTTCTGCGATGTTTTTAGCTAATTCAGCATGTTCAGCTGTGACTTCTTTTGTTCGGGACTCGATTTCGGCTGCGCTGCTAGTAACTCGACTCTCCGAAAACGAATCAGTATCGCGCTTCAAATCTCGCAAGTCGGTGCCAGCCAGCTTAATCATTTCGTCAATGAACTCGACGCCCGAGAACCTCTCTACGTCGCGCTGCAGCTGAGTTGAACCGATAGTTAGCAACGCTGATGTCTCGCCTTGTGCTGACCAGTTCAGCATTCTGAAACCTTTCAGGTCGGTGCCTGTTATATTTTCTTCAATGTAGGCTGAGCAGACGGAGTTACCAGTGGCAACCGGTGTGTTATCGACTAACACTTTGCAATTCTTCAAGGTGCGAATGATTGTATATTGAGCCATAACTACTATTACTTCACAGTCTTTCTCTCCCCAAGTCGGAATCTTGTCGGCGCTACCTGGTACAGCTTTGACGCCAAACAAGGCAAACATCAGCGCTTGGGTAACCGTAGTCTTACCCTTGGCGTTGTCACCGCAGATAATGTTCAAGTCTGGCGTGAAGTCGAAGTGTCCACTAGCCAGCTTCTTAAAGTTTTTAGTTGTGATAGATTTTAACATTGCACTAGCCCTCTGTAATATTCATAAGTTTCTTCCAGATCCCCGCCCTTAAGCTGTTCGGCAATAACCTCTGGCAGCTTGTCAAAGTCGACCGTCTCAATTACTTGGTGGTCTTCACTGACAATGCGAACACTGTTGCGAATCATTAATACGCCTGGGTGCTGCCAATAGTGCTTAATAGCCTCAGCTAATTGCACACCTTTGTCAGCTGTTATTTCACCTTTGATATCGACGATTGTAGTCGTAGCATTTAGCTCTGGCAGCAAGTCTTCTGCGTTAAAGTCGATCTCTTGGTAGCAGGTCTCCATAGACCAAATCAAAGTCTTGTCTAGACTGGTAGGCGTCAAATCGTAGTAATACTTATCAGAGATGTCTGAAAAGCTGGTAGGGTGAGTGCAACCACAGATGACTAGTCTGCCGCCGAGCAATTGCCGAGGCTGATGCTCGTGCCCGAGAAAGATGTAGTCGCAGATTGTTAGCAACTTCTCTGCTTGCACCTTAGTCAGATTAAGGCTGGTGTCGAGGCCTTGTGTGTGGCCATTCTCATAGTTGCAATGTAAGAAGACTGCGCGAAAGGTTGACTCGTCATGTGCATAATCCATCGACTCTAAGGCTGCGTCAAATAGCTCCTGCGAGCCGTGGTGAGGTACAAAGGCCAAAGACATGCCTTCAAGTTCACCGTACTCGACGTGATGGCTGGCGAAGTCAGGATTGATAAGAAAGCTAGTTTCGGGCAACATCTCTGCCAATAGATCCAGAGAACTAACACTTTCAGCTACATTTAAGCTGTCGTGGTTGCCCGCCAGTACAACATCGTAGTGCTTAGCCACCTTGGCAGCTTTTAATATATCGGCTTCTGAATTGGAGTAAGTGTCGAAAAGATCGCCTACGCAAACTTTCGCTTTCGGCTTGCCTGCGGTTACTGAGTGTAAGGCATTGTAGTGGATAGCCTCGGCCAATGCGGCTCGGGAGGCTTTGGTTGTATGTGACTTACGTTGCAGAGCCAAGTGTGGATCAGTGGATATTCTCATTTTATTTCCTTAGTCGGTAGTTGTACGGATTTCAGAAGGATATCCCCTGCGTCAAAACTCCAAGTGTCTACGCTGACCAGCCTAACTCCGAAATCGTCATTCAGAGCAGCCCACCCCTCAGCTTCTGCGAAATACGCAACAATGCCAGATAGGCTGCGACTTTGAGACAGAGGTAGGATTTCTTGAGCTAGTGACCTCAAGTATGCCTTTTCAATGTCTCCGCCAAGTTCGTCCTCAATTCTTTCAGTGCCGCCAGCCCAGAACAAAAGCTGGTCTTTCATCCACTGCAAAGTATTTTCGTTGTAATTTATTTCTACAACTGCATCCCACCATTCGTAGTTAAGTGACACTCTTTTCATTTTTATTTCCTAGTTAATCTTAGTTAATCGTCAATTTCAGACGGGATAGTAGCCTAGCGGTTAAGTGTTTGTCAACAAGTTATCTCGGACGCGTCTATAATTGTATCTTTAATAGTTTTTATGTCGCCTTGTGCGAGCAAATAAGCATTCTTCGGAAACCTGCCACCTTTTGCTCTGGCTACAGCAATGTGGAGCCCGTCCCAAATATCCACCCTTCCAGTATCGTAGTGGCAGAACATGACCCAAGAAGGCAAGCCAGCCCTGTGCCACATACGGTGAAAAGCGGCTTGGTCCTTGGACCAGAGACTAGAGAAGCCGCTACTCAAAGAGTCATACTTCGCAGAACACTTAGCTTCAATAAGGATTGCAAGACCGTCAATCGCTAGCAGGAAGTCGCCTGGCTGGGCGGGCAGTATATTTCTGGCCGCCCGCGTGTCGGGATATCTGTGGAAAGTCGATTTTCTTTCCGACTCTGTCTCTTTCAGTGCGTCTTGGATTTTGCCTTCGAACCATTTACCTATGTCGTTGCTTTGATTAGTCATCGGCCTTCCACACAAGTTTTTCCATAAATTTAACAGCGAAATAGGCGTAGCGTGTAGGGTTAACCGCCCCTGTAAAAAGCAATACTACCGTGGTGTCGGTTATTTCTACAATCTTACAGAGCTTTGGGCAAGTGTTAATCGTTATCGGCTCTATCTGTACCAACCAATAATCACCTAACCCTACATCTGCAAATTCGGGCGGGTACTTGTGTATTCTGGTTTTCTTTGTCATTACTATTCTCCAATTTTAATAAAATTAGTAAGGTTGGGCTGCCCACTACATCCTGAGCCTTTCAATAAATCTAAGTGATACAAAAGTGTGCTTAGTATTGTTATTCGAACCTGCAAAAAACAAGACTAAAGTGTTGCCAGTTTTTTCTACAATTAAACACTTCTTTGGGGGAGTCTCACTTGTTATCGGTGCTACTGGAATTTCCTGAATTATCCAAACCTGTCCAACTTCAATTTCAGATAGCTCTGGCGATTGATCGGGTATTCTAGTTGACATTACTATTCTCCAATCCTAATAAAAGTTAAGCCGCTTTCTTAGCTTCCCATTTAGCTAAGGCATCCACAATTGCCTGATCGATGTCTTCGCGACTCGGTTCCACGCCTATCTCGATTTGATCGTTCCAGTTCTTACCTAGCGATACATCGGCTGTCATCGGTGCCACATGGTTAGGCGGCGTCAAGGTCATAATCGCTACCAGCCTATCGATGTACTCAGGTATCTTAGAGATTGGCACCGAAGCAGTTATCTCGTCGTAGACTGGGCCTAGCAACGTTGCACCGGTATCTGCCCAAAGATGTTTCTTCCAGCATTGCGTCAAAACTACCTTTAGGATATCTGCTGCAGTACCTTGAATTATCGAGTTGACGCCTTGACGCTCCATTCTTCTGCGCTCGGAATTCTTGTCAGAAAATATGGTTGGACCAATATGTCTGCGATTACCGTAAGCTGTTTGGGTGTAGCCATTAGCTTTAGCAAAGGCAATGACTTCTTGCTGCCAAGGCTGTATTCGAGGGTAGGTGCTGTAGGCTGCGTTCATCATAGCCTCAGCCTCAGTCAAAGGTATTATCAACTGTCGGCTCAAGGTTGGAGCTTCCCCTAAGTAGGTCATTAGAAAGTTGGTACGCTTAGCTGGGCGTTTTCTAACTTTCAAAAACTTGTCATGGTCAGCATGTTCTTTATCTTTGTAGGCTTCCATGTAGTCTACGTAAGAGACACCTGCTATTCCTGAGGCTGTCATTGAGTGGACGTCGCGTCGATTGTCGCCTACGTAGCACGATATCAGGTTAGCATCTCCACTTTCAGACGCGGTTATTACCAATTCTTGCTGAGAGAAATCGATCGATACAATCATCTCGTCATCGGCGTAAGCCTTGTAAACTGATCGCATTATGCCTTCTTCTTGGTGCTTGCTCACGGCCAATATGTTCGGCGCAGTAGCCGATGGCCTGCGAGTAACCGTACCGCAGTTCTTTATCTGAGGATGAATCCTGCCGTCTGTCGGGTGGGCCCACGCAGGGTAAGGCGTGTGGTAAAAGCTAATCCTAGTGGTAGCCTCCTTCACCAGCAGCACAGTTTCTAATATCTGCTTGCGCCAAAAGTCCGATGGGTCATCCAACATGTCTTCAGCCAAAGCTGTTTGTATTGCTAAAGCGTCGGTAGATGGATTTCCGCTCAGCTTATTTATGTCTCTAAACCCACCTTTTTCAGGGAAAGTTTGCAGTCGAACCGGTAGGCCTAACTTGCAATACATCAATTGCTGCATCTGTTTGTACGATCCAACACTGAGTTCGTCGCCGATGTGGACTACCTTGCCCTCGCTCACCAGCTGGCCAGAACAAAACTTAGCCAAAGCATCATACTCGACACCTTCTCTGCTCTTCAATTGCTCTACAGCCTCAGCTAGCAAAGTCGTAAATTTGTCTTGGTCTTTGGTCAGCGCAGGCCTAGCGTCGTGCTCGTCTTCAGCACTAAACTGGCAAACCTCAGTCAACCATTGTGTTATGGCCTTCCTGGCTACACTGGTAAACGGCGTACTGAAGCCTAAGTTTTTGACGACTGACTCAAACTTTTTCAAGGTCGGTACGAATTCCACAGGCTCACAAACTTCTTCGTAGGGCACGTACTGGGATGCGTCTAAACATTGCTTAGCAAAATTGGCAGCAGCAGAACCCATTGCCTCGGTAACTGCTTTTGAGGCTGCTTCTGAATCTAAGGCAACACCTTCTTTGTCTAATTTCTTTCGGGCAGCAGCTTTAGCTTTTGCTTTTACAACGTCCAGCTCAGCAGCCAACAAAGGTTTGGCTCTTTCTTTATCGACTTTACTGCAGTGCACCTCTAAGATCGTTCTTAGCCGCGCCATGCCGTCTGATATTGTAGCAACGTCTTTCTGTCGCAAAGTTTCTAAGACGTCCCAGTCCATCTCACATCCCACTAGATAAGCGTCTACCAGCGCATGCTGAGTGTAGACTTCGTTCTCCATGAAGAAAGCATGGCTACCTTCAATCTGCATAATGATATTGCGCAGTACCCAAATGTGAGCCGTGCAAGTTGCGTCGTCACAGCCATACTTGAATACTTCGTCCAGGCTCAGCTGATCCATTGTTCGCATTTCACCAGTCACAGGGTCGGTCACAGTATCTTTGTAGCTGGCTTGGTCGTGGCCTAGCAGTCGTTTTGACGAGCTTTTAAGGCCTGCCAGTTCTTCTTCTTCAACGTAAGACGACATTATTGCAGTATCGATCACAGGGCCTAGCCAAAAACCTAAATTCTGCTTGGTGACTGCGATCTCAAAGAAAGCATTTTGTACCGACAAGGTTGAGACTTCTTCTGCTATCCGAAGTAACTTTCCAATGACTTCTTTATCTACGTTGCCTTCCGAGTTGTGTTGCACAGGAAGGTACATAGTCTGCTGCAAGTTCTCTCCGAAAGTGAATGAAGCACCGGCTATCAATGCTTCTTTGACGTCCACATAGTCTTCGCCCTTAGGGCCATGCAACATTGCGTCTTCTGACGGATAAGTCTCGTAGTCAAAAGAGACTATCGGGCTTTTAGCACACTCCGATCGGAACTCAGTGTACAAGTCTTCGTCGACATCTTCGGCTGTTATTGCGTATGAAACAGGTAAGTGTCGCTCGACATCTTCGTGATCAATTAAATCTGAGCAGCCCATTGCGTCAAAAATTCTTTGCACAGTAGCAACGTCAGGCAGGCGCTTGAACCAATGGATATTGGTTAGCTTCTTACCTTTAGGCTTCCAACAAAGCTCAGGGTGAAGGATTGCCAGCAAGTAGGACTTTCTCCAATCATGCCTATGATCCGACAGCATTTGCAATACTTTGTTGGGCTCGTCGGCCAACACTTCTTCGATGACAGAGTAGTCGCTATTCTTGACGCACTCTTCAAGTTCCAGCAATCCGTCGTAGCCGTAGGATTCTACTAAGGCTGTCCACTTGGCAGGTCCGAAACCTTTGACGCCGGCATACTTGTCGGATGTATCTCCAACCATCGATTTGCTAAGGCTGGTAAAAGCGTAAGGTACATCGTGCCAAGTGCCTTCGGTTTGCAGTTCCATTTTCAAGTAAACTTGCACGTCTTCATTAGCTAGTTGCAACAAGTCAGCGTCAACAGTGTAAATCATGTGCTTACCTGGCATTGTCTGACAAAAATAAGCCAGCAGGTCGTCAGCCTCCACGCCGTCAACTTTCGCTTGGGTACATCCGATCGCGCCCCAGAAGCGCTTCATCATGTCCATCATAAGAACATTTTGCTCACGTTCTTCAGGGTCTCGGTCTAGGCGGGCTTTTGTTTGCTTGTAATCAGGTAGCAAGGCGGTACGGTAGTCAGTGCCGCCGTCATGCGCTATCAAGATATCGATAGGCGCGTGGTATTCTAAAATTGGCAGCATGTATCGAGTCATAAACTGATTGAAGCCGTAGGCCGCCGTGTTTATGTCGTTATCCAGTGCTGTGTTAATAGCTTCTGGGTCGGTGCCGATGTGGTAGCAGTGGTACATTACAGCTTTTGCGTCGAGTAATATCATAATAGTTGTGCCTCGTGTGTTTGTTTGGTGAATCTTATCTTCTTAGGAGTAATGCACTCTCTCGTGCTCTGCTTACGCCTACGTAAAGCAATTGATTGCGCTCTTTCATTCTCGGGTTTTTGAATACGTCATCCACGTCTAAGAATACGTTGCCGTAACTAGAGCCTTGAGAACGGTGGATAGTCATTGCGTGTGGTGACTGCAGGTTTGCGAAGCTATCTTTAAAATTCCAAAAATCTGACCACTTGCGACCTTCTACCTTGGCTGCAGCTCCAAGCTTTTCGAGCATAGCTTTGTAATCCCGCGCACTGTCTTCGTGTAAGATGTAGGCACAAGTTGACACGCCCCGTTCGGAAAGCAGGAGAACTTCCCAGACTGTAAACTGAATAGTCATACCAGAGTACAAGGGGTGAAGCGCTTTGGTTATTGATAAGACTTTCAGCTCTTCGTCAGTGTGGGCTACAATCTCGGGCTTAGGGTCGGTTATGTCGCCCACTAAAGCAGATCGGGTTAGAACCCTCTCACCTTGGATAAAAGGAGTCTTAGTCTCCCCGACTAGCAGGCGCCTAAGACTTTTATTCAGAGAGTCGACTCTCTTGTTAGTCCATGCCAAGCATCTAAATGAGTCAGGGTCATCGCGGTATTCATCTGATAAGAAGTTCTCTTTAACACAGTTGTACCAATCGACTGCGCCTAAGACGTAGATACCTTGATCTAATTTGGAGTTTATTTTGTTTACAAACTTGGTCGTAGATTTTCCTTCAATTATGTCATTGCGCAACGACTCGGTTAATTCTAGAATAGGGTTTCCAGTAACCTGCCTGCGGTTCTCAGTCAGGTGAAACATCTGGTCAGCCTGCTCAAAAGCCTGCGACTTTACCTCTTTTACCGGAGGTATCTGATATTTGTCACCCATTACGATAACTTTAACCCTGTCCAATATGGCAGCCTCTCGAAGGTGTGTAACGACATTCTTATTTAGCATAGAGCCCTCGTCGACTACAACTAAATCCATGTCACCAAAACCTCCTTGCGACATCTTCTTGGCCATTTTAATTTCGCCGTTGCTATCCAATACCATACCCAACAGAGAATAGATTGTTCGGCACTCAACATTGATGCCGTAGTCCTCAGCCATAGTGTTTAAGACTTTTACAGCTTTGTGAGTAGGCGCGGTTAAACAGACCTTAATGTTCGGGTGAGATTTTTGCAGATTTTTTATGACTCGCTGAATTGTGTAAGTCTTGCCTACACCAGCCCAGCCAGTCAGAACGAAGAAAAGCTCACCAACAGCCTTGTAGAATTTTATCATAGCGTCAGCAACTTCTTGCTGATCGGGTTTTAAGTCTGACATCTTAGTTACTCTTAGGGTTTTAATTGAACTGGGCGAATCATGTTCGCCCAGTTCCCTACTTATTGTGCTGTGTCTTTATCTTAGTCTTTAACTAGTTTAAAGTCCCAAGGATAGAAAGTGTCACCACTGCCTTTTATGGTTACTTTCTTGCCGACACAAACTTCGGTTGTGACTTCGCGAGGGTTAATACCTGCGTAAGCCAGCCGACCCATGTAGCCAGTTAGACGAGCAATAGATGAAGGTGATATAGACATAATGACAATGTGCCCTTCTAGCTCGCCAGAAACAACTTCCGCCGTCAGATCTAGATACTTCTTCTCGATCACAAGTTTGTCCTCAGCTTTCCACTCAGCAAGGATGTCAGCCAGCGGAGTTCCATCTGTAGTCGTCTCTTTATCTAAGCTAAAGACGCAGGTAGCATCGCGCTCTTTGCTGTCAAGGTATGCCCAGCGTGGCTTGCTTTCCATCAGGTTAGCTTGGAAAGACTTGCCTTCGAGTTCTACGCCTTCCGAAGTTTCAAACACGCCTTTGTCTAACTTAATGTTAGTAAAGCTGTGGTAGCCGACTTCCAAACCGCCGAAGCCTTCGGATGCCATTTTATCTACAAAACCACCTGAGACACCGGTTGATTTGGCTACGCCTTTACTGGCTGTCGAAGTGTTAGCTAAGGCAGTTTTAGGGGCATCAACTTCTTTAGCCTCCGGCTCAACCTTCTCAGCTGCCACCTCTTTAACTTCAGGTGCAACAGTTTTTTCCGCAACGGTTTCCGCAACAGCAGTTTCTTCAACCACTTTTTCTTCGTGCACAACAGCTTCTTGCTCGACTTCTTGATCGGCACCTTGCCGAATTTTTGAAGCCGCCGAATTTTTAGGTGTTTTAAGTCCCATGGTATTTCTCCTAGTAGTAATTGTAAAAGTAAGTTTTAACAGTAATTGCCCCTTAATCAAGGGGTGACGCAAGTGTAAACAAGTTAAATATGTAATGCAACTTGTTTACAAATTCTTTTTAATCTGCTGGGTACAATTCGTTCAAGTTGTCAATGACAGCTCCAAGCATGTAGTTTGTTTTCATATCAATGTAGTCCTGATCTAACCCGATATCCTGCAAAGCCCTGCCAAAATACATTATCCCAGTCAAGACTGTCGAGTAGCAAATTTGCTGTCGACGCTGAATATCTTTAGGTATAAAGTCGTTGAAAAAAGCCATAGTTTCTTTGACCCACTGAGAACCGGTATCGAGGCTGCAAAGGAGTAGGGAGCTGGACAAATGCGTTAGTAAATAGCCCTTGTTGATAACGTCGCTGTAATTTTCAGTTGCGTCTAAGCGCTGTCTCCCAGACTTAGTAATTTCAAGTGTGACCATACGCTGCCGCAATGCAGGTCGATCTGGTATCTGCTCAGACATTACGCATACAGGCGACGATATCTTAATCTTCTGAATTGGTTCGTTACGAATTGTGCCTGTATATAAGTCTTGCTGATTCCAAGCCGCTTTAAAAAGACCTGCGAACTCATCAAATATATCATCTGACATGTCAGATCTATCAAATTGTTCTAGTAATCTAGCTGTAGAGGTCGAAGTGGATAAATATTGAGCTGCCGCCCAAGGCGTAGCCCCCTGCAATGACATGGCTGGTTGTTCCACCATGGAAAAAATTCCGTGCTTTAAATAAAACCTTCCGTGTAAGCAGGAAAACAAGTTGCTCATTGAAGACTTGCCGCTCTCACGACCACCCCAAAGATTTAGCAAAGGAAACGGGTACTCGCAATTAGTCAGATGAACTTTTATCATGCAGGCCGAAAACCAGCCAATCATAGTTGAAGTCACTAAGGGGTCGTTGCACCCGATTAGGCTGTCTATGAGTCGCATTAATTCTGCTTTATTAGGATTTTTAATTCCCATGGTATTTCTCCTGGTAGTTTTAAAAGTAATTACCTTCTATGAAGGGGTGACACAATTCTAATTTAGCTGGCTTCACAATGCAACTTGTTTACAAATTCTTTTTAATTTGATTTGGCCCAGTTCTTACAAGCTCCTGCCACCGCAAGGTTTATCAGTGTTCTCCTCGGGAAAAGCGGCCAATAAATATACGGGTAGCCTAGTTCTTCTCCCTCATAAAAATGCCGCAATGGGTCTGCGCTTCTTAGGTTTAAAAATCCTGAGTGTGAGAAATGCATTAATTCGGTCAACCCTATTGAGTGTGGCTTGTAAATTGTTTTGTTCACGCTATCTCTCCCAATTTAAATAAACAAATCATCCATTAACGCTCTTTGATCTCCCACAACTCTATTAATATCCAGTGCTTTAACTGCCACCTTTTCTATTTTGGTTGCTGCCCAAGTGCGCTCAGGGCTAAAATAATAAATATTCACTGTAGCGTCGGTTCCGACAATGCGGTGCACGCGCTCACTGGCCTGAGTAATGTCACCAGGGCTGTCAGGACATTCGTAAAATATAACGTTGCTACAAACCGATTGCAGGTTAAGTCCTGCGCCACCGGATTTCGGATGGGCAATCATTATACGGCAGTCAGGGTTATGCAGGAAGGCTTCCCTCGAGTGTTCTTTGTTGGCTGTCTGACTGTTCATAGATACCGGATTGTAAACAGCTAAGAATTCCATCAACCTCGCGATCGTTGTATTGTAATGCGCGAGTATGAATACCTTAGTCAGCTTTAAATCGATCGAGTCTAGCTGCAGGGAAAGCATCTCTTCCATGTTGTTCTTAATCTTAACGTCTGAGTAGTTATTTGGGTTGCTTACTAGCTGTAAAGCTATCTGCCGTAACGCATTCTTTTGCAGAGCGTTAATCAATCCACCCTCAAGCTCCAGCATTTTCTCGTTCAATAACTTTCGGTAGAGCTTGAAGTGTGCCGGATCTAAAACAACGTTAACGAAGGTGTTGATTTTATCTGGCATGTCCGGCGCCACATCTTTCTTTTCCACTCTTCTGGCTTGAGAGTACAAATTCATTATTAGCACGTCGAGATTCGAATAGCCTATTACTTCTCGGTACGGGGAGTTCGGATTAAAGTTAACATGCAACCTCTCGAACTCTGCCTTGGTTCCGTAAGCCTTAGGGCTCTTCAACCGGATTAAACCATAGCATTGCTCAAGCCTGCTGTGACACGAGGTTGCTGTCGACAGTACCAGAGCGGCCTCAGAATCCGCAGTGTTCTTACCGCCGACAAAGCTGTAAACCTTCTTGTGCACTCGAGATGACGGATTGTTCAGTGCTTGCGCTTCGTCAGCTATGATCACTGCGTAGCCTTCTTTTTTGAGCCTAGCGTGATAACCGTCTCTACTAACGAGGGTTACCTTGCCATCGACTGTCACCTTGCTAGGCTTGGACCCACGAAACAAGTCATAAGTCATTATCAAAAGATCTGGCCACTTCGTTTTTTCATAGCGATCTACCATCTTCTGTCGCTGAGGTTTAGTGCCTTGAAATACCTCAGCAGATATAAATTTTTCGACACCTACGAACTTGTTATGCAACTCTTCGTAGAATTGCCTGAGCAAAGCAGGAGGCATTAGTGCAATGACTTTGTTGCCACAACCTATCCGGTACAAGGCGTTCATGTGCAATGACATAGTTTTACCTGTGCCGGCCTCGTCGAACAATCCTGTCCGATCAAATTCACATAGCAGGTTAGTCCCATTGTACTGATGCTCGAAGGGTAGGTACTTACCATCCAAAGTTATTATTACTTTGTCAGCCCATTTTATTTGGTGATAGACGCCGGACTTAACGAAGGCGTCGGCTAAGGATATTTTGGCCATTACAAGGATATCCGGTCTTGGGCTATTTTGAAGTAAGTCTCGTCTTTTTCGATACCTATGAAGTCACGGTTCAGGTTTTTAGCTGCTACGCCAGTTGTGCCGCTACCCATAAATGGGTCTAGAATTGTGTCCCCTTCATCTGTTGACATCAATATACACCTATTAACTAATTCATTAGGATAAGAGCAAACGTGACCATTGTTTTTTGATGGCAGTATCTGCCACACCGTTGTGTAACCCATGTCATTAAACTTATTTGGTTTGCCTAGTTGGTAAATCCTCTCATCCGACATTCTGCACCGCCTATTGGCGTGTCCTGTTGTACCCCGTCTATCCCATATAATCTCACACCACACAGGAAAATCACAAAGCCATTGCATAGGGTGGTATATTTTTGATTTTTGTTTATATTTATTTCTTGAGTGCCAAGCATACCTAACTTTGTGATTGTAAAATACAGAGCCTTTAGAGATACGCAACATTTCTCTAATGCATTCTTTTTGCCAAAGTTGGTATTCTTCTTCTGGCATATCGTCTGGATACCACCCTTCATAATTACGTTTAGAATTACCCCCTCCAGATGCATTTTTATTTAGGTTGTAAGGGGGAGAGGTAACTACTAAATCAACAGAATTAGCTTCCATTTCCTTCATTCTATCAAGGCAATCGCCTTGCATTAGTCTAATATTACTCATAATAAGCCTCCCATTACAATGTCTCAATAAACATGCTAGTTTCTATCCCTCGTTTCTCCATTCCTGCAACGTCAAAGGCCACTAATTTTCTAGCGCCATCGCCCAAATCCACATGAGTACAGATCTCGCGGAAGAATTCCTCCTGCTCTGCCAGAACTTTAAATTGCACCATTGATTTTATATACACCGTCTCGCCTGCAATTCTAGCCCATCGAGTGTACTGTCTGTGGCAAACTGCCATGTCTAGGTAGAGTACGCCACCGGTCATCAGGTAGTTCTTGCCTGGAATCAAAGCAAATGAGATGTCTTGGTCGTAAGCGTTGGCCATCAAGGCCATTTCAGATAGAACAATGACCATCTCAGTTCGAGACTTCTCAACTCTGACAGTCTCCAAAGTCTGCTGTAGGTTGTCGATAACTGTCTTGCACATAAAGTCGGTCTTCTCGTCGATGTAATCTTGGTCTAACCCGATAGTCTTCAATGTTTTACCGAAAAACATTATTCCAGTTAAGACCGTTTGGTAAGAAAATTGTGGTCTAGGGCCAATTTCTTTAGGCACCACGTCTTTGAAAGATGCCATCGTGTTGGATACCCATTCAGGGTGAGTACCTAAGCTAGAGAACACCAGCGCTCTGGCCAATTGTGAAAGTAGGTGCTTGTTATCAATAACGTGATGATAGTTATCGGTAGCACCTTCCCGCTCTCGGCCTGACTTCTTAATGTTAAGTTGTATCATGCGTTGCCGCAACGAAGGTCTGTCGGGACTCTGCTCAGACATTATGCAAAGAGGCGCCGATATCACATTCTCCATCACTCGCGCACCGGTCATCTGAACACCGCCGACCGAGCCGCTCGCTATTCCACCTTTGGCAAATGCTTGCTTGTTCCAAGCCGCCTTAAAGATTCCTACGAACTGGTTAAATTTACTTTCGGGTATCTCTGACTGGTTAAATTCTTCTATCAATCTCACGACAGAAGTAGAGGTCGAGCAATATTGTGATGCCGCCCAAGGTGTAGTGCCCTGCAATGACATTGGAGATTGTTCCAACATGTAATCGATTCCATGCAGATAAGCAAACAAGGTGCTGATCGAGGACTTGCCGCATTCAGCATTTCCCCACAAATTCAGCAAAGGGAACTGGTTGTCACGCATTGTCAGCTGTACTTTTATGTGGCACAGGGATAGCCATCCAATCAATGTCGAGGTAACTAAAGGGTCGTTGGACCCGATTAATTTATCTATGAGTTCCATCAATTCTTCGCCTGGTTCTGGGTACGCCGCACTCTTAATGTCGGGAGGGGCCGGTATGTCACCCCATATTTCGTGAGTGTTTAGCTCTTTGTTCGATGCCATTGAGAAGCCTGGCTCTACGTAAACAAATATAGTAGAGTTGGCTACTTTGTAATGGTGTATTCCTACTTTCTTAACGTGAGTTAATTCTGTCATTGCTGATTCATCCGCAAATAATTTGTTCTTCAGTTTTTGTAGATCAATTTCGTTACCATAGAACGCATAGTTACTTTTTCCCCGTATTGACTGCTTAAAAGCCCGAGCGCTATCCCACGTATCTTCAAGAAAAGTTAGCTTTCCTCGTTTGTGTCCGTTCATTTTGACTATCGCGTGTGAGCCTACTCGAGTCTCAGTGTCAGTGCCGTCTTCGCTGACCTCTGAAAACTTGCTGACTACATCTAAAGTGAAGGTAGTCAGACGTCTACGGTATTTGCCCTCTCCGACAAAGTAACCCTGCGGTGTCTCAGTTATGTCGCTAATTTCTTCGAAGTTTTCTGGTATCACCTCGCCGTCTTCGACCGTACCGTTGCAGATCACGCAATCTCTACAAGGCTCTATCACTGAAAATAGCATCGCTTTAGAGAAGCCGTATTGCTTAGAGCTGGCCACATAATTGACCATCTTCTTTAACTCTGCAAACCGAGCGAATTCACTCTTGTAGCTAGAAGACTTGACGTTCTTAGCCATAGCTTGAGCATGCTTAACCCAATCTTTTACGCCTGCCCGCACCATGTAAGCTGCGAACTGGATCGACGCCTGATTAAAATTAGCGCCGGATTTAGTGTCGCCGTTCTCAATCAACAAGTTGATGCACTGAGGCAGCTTGCCGTCTGCGGTGACAGTCTTGCTTAGTTCATTGTCAGGTACAAATACTAAAGCACTGAGCGCCTTTTGCTTTTTCTGCATCTTAATCTTAGCAGTTTCGTACAAGGTCTGAAACCGAGTCGAAGTCACAGGCTGGACAGCTTGCAACTCTTGACGTGGCGCCTCAGTCAGCTGCGCGTATTTCTCGACAGTCAACTCTTCCAGCTCTTTCAAAGAGATCGGTACTTTGTACTTGCCATTGTCTTTGCGCTTAACATTAGCAGTGCGCAATAGCCTAGGCTTGCCTTGGTTGTAAACAGCCATGTCAATACCATTGACGTACAATTCTAAAGCCATCTCTTTGTAGATTAGCGGCAGAGATTTTACTGGCCGGTCTTTGGCAAAGGTAGTCATAGGGATTATGAAGTGAAACCCTTTCTTACCCGACAAGTATATTGCGTAAGTGTTAACGCCAAGATCTTGCAGCTTGTCAGAGAATTTTCTGGCGCTGTCCATCGCTAACTGAGGCTCTCCATCTAAGTCGATGTCGACGTAGAACGGACCTTTGTAGCTGCTGTCGTATTTATCGTCTTCAGAGTCTAAAGGCTCTTTTATCGATATGACTGATTGTAGGCCTACTTTCCTGTCTGCTAAATCTTTTAAGGCCTCAACGCTTTCTAACACGTAAGACCAAGGGGCATCAGGTCTTTCTTGGTAATATATAAACACGGATTACCCCTTCAAATTAATAGTATGTTTCCTAGCAGCTTCGTACATTATCTCCTCTCGGGTAGGCTCTGGCTTAGGCACCTCACCGGCTCTGTATTGCTGTATCGTGTAGTCTTTAGGGATTATGTACACAATTTTTGGTGAAAATCCGATGCCTGGTACTCGGTGGAATTCTATTGGCACGTAAAGCCTGACAGATAAATTTTTAGTCAATGCGACTGCTGCCACGCCTGTCTCTATAAGTTCATCAGTGTTGAGCTTGAAGATAAGGCGGGGCGCGCCCTGCACCACTTCACAGTGGTCTAGCATGAATTTAGTTTCTGTCACACCCTCCGCATTGTAAAGCGAGGTCCATTTGTACATTGGTAACACATTAATCCAAGTCTTCTTATTGATCATCTTGTTCGCCTTAGTTAATCTTAAAATCGCCGTTAAGTATGGCGGGTATCTTCAGTGCTTGTCAATTGTTTAGGTGGGTAGCGCTTACCTGTATCAGAAAGACTTGCCGTTATCTTTGGCTCTGTTCTCCAATTTGTGGTCTGCGCGAGTGGCATTGAATCCCATCTTCTCGTGCACGGCTGCCATGATGTCGTAGTTTCTATTGCTAGCAACTATCAGTATGCAGTTGATTATTGTAGAGTAGTATTTGCTCAATACAGGTGCAGGAGAGTCCCTGTAGACTTGCACTGCAAATTGTATCAATGCTTTGTTTATGCCTAAATGCTGCATTCCCACGCTTTTACTAGAGTCGCACCATTCTGTTTCAATCCAAGATACAACATACCTTAGGTCCATCCTGCCGCCGACGTCTAAAACTCGAATGAATACGTCAGCCAGCTCGACTTCTTCCATTTTCCTGTGCGGCAGCTTGTCATCCATCAGGTTTTTTCTAGCACCTTCAGTAGCCTCTGCTATCTCAGTGGAGGCCATCTGGATCTTTTGGAATATGCAAGCTTGCGATCCTTCCCACCAGCCTACTTTCACATTGTTAGCGTGGATGCTTTTTGCTAAGCCATTAAAGTCGGAGTGGTCTATAGTAATAATTGTTGATAATTTATCGAAATTTAGGTTCATAGTATTTTACTCGGTTAGTGTAATTTTGGGCCGGTCTTCTTAGCAGGAGGCGCGGATTCTGTGACTGTAAACTTTACAAGGTTTTCTGACATGCCGCCTTGTAAAGGTACGGCTAGCATAGCGTCAACAATGACCCGTCCTTCGGCTCTGGCTACGTAATTGACTATAAGTTTGCAGTCGTGCAGGAAGTCGTTGACTACATAGATAACCTGAGTACCCTCAGGCATCCGCATAAATTCCCGAAGCGGCGGGTACAAGCTGGCTATTTTAAATGTGCTATTTATCGACACTGTGTTTACCTCGTTTTTTCATATTTACCAGAAGATTAGTCGACAGCTTGACAATGTAGACTTGGTAGATGTGATTGAATACCGGCAGGCTGTCTATCGTCAAGTGCCGGTTGGATCGCCTAGGTATTGCTTTGTCAGCAGCAAATACCGCGGGATGATTGTCTGGGTCAGGGTATAAATTACCAGCTAAGCAAGCGTAATCGGTGAACTCAGATTCTATTATTTCTTCCATAGGAAAGCCGGATATCATTGAGAAAGACTTAGGGCTAAGAACTGGTATTTGAAATACCCTGTAGTCCTGATTAGGTCTTAGCCCTCTGCGTGATAAACCGCTCCTCAATCTATCCGCGCTAGTGGCCGAGGTAGCCAGAAACGCTATGGTCTCTTCTACGTTTAAGGCATTGTAGTCTTTGGCTATCGCAGGGTAATCGAATTCTGGGGATTTGAATTTTGGGTTAGTCATTGGTTAAAGACCTAACTTTTCTTTCAGTCGGTTGTACGTGGCAAGGTCTTCACGTTCATATCGAAGTTGAGATTCAGAACACTCCAGTCTAAACGCCTCCTCATCCTTAGTCTCTGGGCGGGTGTAGGTAATGCTGAAATCTAAGTAACCTTCTCCGAACTCAGAATTAACCTTGGCATTCTGTCTATATTCTTGTGGGATCAATTCAATCTTTTCTCTCCAAAACTGTAAGAACTCAGCAGGGTTAGAAGGCAATTCACATATTATATTGAAAGTTAAATCTATTACTTTATCCATCTTTAATCTCACTCTTAGTTAGTCATTTAGGCTTAGCACCTGACTGAATATTACCAGCCAGCGCTCTTCTTTGTCAACAAGTTATCTCAATGTTAGCTCTACTTCCTCACGAATAAACTCATCTTCCAGTATTTTTGCCTGTGCTTCGGGTGTGTCTGCGTTGATCTTTGTTGACAAGTGAAGCAAATCTTCTGCACTGAAACCTCTGCGCATCAGGTCAGGGATTCTACTTATTGGCATAAGCGCAATGTCATCCAGCATACACTCGACTTCCCACTCTTCCAAAGTTTTGCTGACGAAAGCTTTCTCTACCTCGTCGAATACCGTTATTCTGATTGGCCTGACGGGATCTAAATCGTCCCCACAGTCGAACAAGTAGTCAGTATTAAAGTCACCCTTTCGGCTGGCTGCGCTTGGTGCGGCGTCTCGAACAACGGTGTCAAAACTGCCTGAGAAAATGAACTTGGTAATAGCAGCAGACTGTTCTTCTGCCTCTGCTTCTTCGGTTTTCTCAGCCCTGAGTTCTGCTATATCTTCTTCGCTGGTGTGCCTGGCTGAGACGGCATCGGTGTATTGCTCAGGCGATAAGCCTAAGTTGCTAGGCTGTTGCAGTCCTGCTAGTTGCGTATCGCAAGTACCCGCCAGTATATCATTCGACGTCAGCACTAGGAGGGAGGAATACCACCGCTGGGCGCCTTCTTTAGTGCTTCTTACGTCTTGCAAGGTTAAGCCTTTTGCGCGTGCCTTGGACGGCTTAGCCTTCTTCTTATTTCGGGGATTAGCGAGGATTTCTGCATCTTCTGCCAAACTTTCTGAGTAGAGAATGCCACGAGTCGGCAGGTAGAGCAATTGCACTGTATCTTTGGTGTACCGATAATTAGCGATAAGGTTCAGTCCTATCCACTCTTGCTCTGCGCTGCCATGTCTGACCAGCTTCGGATTATCAATCAGGTCGACCAGCTCGTCATCGTAGGTTTCCATAGATTTAAAGTAAGTCCCCGAGTCGATAGAACCGTGCTGCAAGGCTCCCATTCTTTCCCGACTAACACCTCGCCTATTCGACAAAGGTTTGAACCTGCCTGTGTAATTTACAGTTGTAAAGTTAGCGTCAGGCGACATGTACAACGGCGAGATTCTAGATAGCTTAGGCACTATTACGTAGTCATAATCAATTGCGACATCCGTTGCGAAATTTTGGTACTTAAGCGCCAAGTATCCTGCGTTCAATTTAGGCACGCTGGCTTTCTTAGACTCACCGATTAGCTCTCCCATCTCCATCAAAAAATAGTCGTAACCGTACTTGCAGTGTGTCGGCTCAGACTGTTTAAGAGCAACAGCTCTAATTAAATCTGTATCAGAAGTAGGGCAAACATCTAAGTCCAGCCACCTAAAGTCACAACGTTCTGGGCATAAGCTTGTCAGGTTGCGCCACTGGAAGTAGAGAGTGTCGGAGTCTATTATCATACTCTCAGCCCGTGCAAAGCCTTGCTGATTTCAGGCTGATCCAACATATCGGCAAAGGTCGGCATTACAATTGTTTGGTCATCCGAAATTTCAGCCGACATCTTAGCAGAGATTGCCACTTCGCCACCTCTTACAAGCTGCACCATAACGGTAGCAGTGCTTTTACCCTCCTCCAGCTGTGCCACGCCCGCCCGTACTCTAAGGCTCAGGCCGCGCGCAGCAAAGTAGGCTGCCACAAGGTTTGACTCTTTCATGCGTGCTAAGGAAGCCTGCATAAGGCGCTTCACCGGCTCAGTTATGAATGCCGAAGATAGTGCTAATTGCTGACCGTAGAGCTGAGGTGAGCCATGCAAATACTTACGTAAAAATCCGAAAGCAGTCTCAGGGTGTAAGAAAAATGGCGCGCTGAGGCTCGGGTCAGAACGGGTAGGATAAATAGCTTTGTCGGATGAATAGGCTAAATATATCTCGCTTGTGCTGTCTAGAAAAACTTCAAAGGTATCGCTAGGGTGCGCCAAATTTTTGCCCGACTTCAAGTAAGTTAGCAACTGCGAAGGGAAAGTTTTGTAAGCCTTACCGCCTCGACTGGGTAGGCATGAGAACAGGCTAACCACGTCGACCAAGCCACCTTCTAAGCTCGGGTGGATCGGGTGGTCATCAGCTATCGCATAGAACCGCTCAGACTGATCGAGGTTGCGTAGTCGATCGGGATGGTTGTGGTAGTATTCTTGTGGGTTCATTTTAAATTTTCTCCGTCTCAGATTGTTCAGCACACGCAAACAATTTATCGAATAAATCTTTGCTCACCATTATTGTGAGGCTGGGCATCATATCGTTTTTCATTATTTTCAACCCAGCGCCGAAATTAATCATGCCAACGCCTGGAGGTGCTTGTTTTGGTGCCAATGCTTCAATCAATGCCTTAGCCGCCCTCAAAGTTTCCATAGTGAATGGCTCGTCCTTTGTGGTGCTTACGGTGCCAGCGTTTAAGTTTTCTTCGTTCATATTAAATTTGCTCCGTTGTTCGCATGTTATTACCACCAAAATAATTGAGTTTCTTCTTGCTCTAATTCTTCTGAGCAATCAATAAAACCAACCTTTCGATTATTTTCATAACTAACCATTATACCAAGTTCAGACTTACCTTGATAAGCATGAAACTTAGCATCATCAGGGAATTTATTAATTTGTTCTATTAAAGATTTTTTAGTTCGCATTTTATTACCCTACCCCATACCCTTGCAGAAAAAAGCAGACGCCAAGCCAACCGCAAAAACCGGAGAAGTGACCAATGGCTAACTCGATTACACTGTGGCGCATTGGAGTCAGCCAGTAATACAAAGATAAAACTAAAAACGAGGTCAACAAGGTAGGCCAATAGACGTAGAAGACCCAATCTAGCCAGACAATTATGTGAGGCAAACGTTCTATCGGGATGAAATCAATTAACATTGCTAGCTCCTATCCCAATCTACCAACAATCTGACTAGCTGCCCAACCTCTGGCCTTGGCCCATCGCTGACTACAAGTTTCACCAAAAAAGCCATATTCGTCATTCATGTAGACAATTTCTCTAGCTAACGAATTAGCGACATCGAATTTACCGGCAATAGTTTCCGAATCCTCAGGGTCAATGTTACTAGTATCGATGCCTCTGGCGTTACCGATAACACCTAACATGCAAAATCGCCCCTCTGACTCAAATTTACCTGGGATTAACTCTTTGACTTCCATCGCGTCTAAGGCTGCTAGAAGTTCTTTTAAAAAGGCTTGACCGCGTTTACCTTTGATCGCTGATTTGACAGCACCTCTGTACATAATGTATTGCCATTGCTCAGTGTCGTCTTCGTAGCCACTTCTGCTCATGGTGCTTCTCCCGCTAATATTGAAATTTCACTTACCTTCTAAAATGTCGGCTAGCATCCAACTGTTATAGTAGTGTTTATCTACCATCCTATCGACTAACCGCTTCTTATCTTGCTCTAGCAGCCTAATTGTTTCGGCCTGCTTCACTTTATCAGCCTCAAGCTGCTTCACTATTTCTAAGAAGCCTTTCGTTTCTTCGTTCACTTTGGTTCTCCTAAGATTTTAATATCTCCACGGTGCTTCACCAGGGATTACACGTTTAGCCACATAAACCTCTTCGTGAATGGCGTCATTGCCGTATGTCCCACCGTCGTCTGGCATATTCTCCTCTTGGTTCTCTTTCAGCCCGAACTTAAACACAGACCAAGTGTGCCAATCATCATAGTCCTTATTGCAAAAGTCATCACACAGCGTCTTCGCTTCTTCAAAATCTTCACCGATCCAAAAAATACCGTGACCTAACCTTACATGTTTATATATAAAATACATTTCTGTTCTCCTAGGATTGAAGTCTATCTCTAAACAAATCAAAAGCTATCAACCTGCTGTAATCCGCTACCACCAACTCGTATTTGGCTGCGAGAGGGCAATGCTTTACTGAGGTTGCGCACTCTTCCTGATACAGCTCACAAATTTGAAACTGCGAGTTCCCGTTCTCAGCTCTGATTACGCCGACGTGGATGCATTCTTTGCAGGCTGCTGGTGCTGCTCTCATGCCTGCCATATCGGTTACCTCATCAATTTAAAATTAGGGGTGGTGACCCGTTTCTATCCGTTCGCTATTCTAATCACGAACGAGAGTGCATTAAACTCATCTACGGGGTCGTATTTTCACCTTTTAAATATATCTCACGACAAATATGCTGGTCGGCAGGCTCGATGTTCGCAGCATTCTCAGTAAAGAATTGCTACTGCGATTAGGCTAAAACGAATTTTTGTAACTGTTAATTTCAACGTGCATATTAATAATGCATTCAGTCCACGTTATAAGTAGTAGATTTCTGAGTTTCCCCACTCTAATTTCCTCGTCAGGGATTAGCTTTATTTCTTCCCATTTCTTTGTGAACTCACGATAGTCTGAGTAGAAATGGCATATAGCCGCAGATACTACCGAAGGTGGCGCACTCTGTATGTCTAGTTGTGGTATTTTTGTACCTTCTGGGTGCCTAGCTTGCGCAGAAATAGTGAATACCAATGCTGCTGCTAATAGTGCTAATCTAATCTTATTCATTTTATTTATTCCCTTGTGATTAATTGAAGTTGTTATATTCAGGTTTTTGACTCGCAAGTAAATCCACAGTCTCCTGGTGAATCCCTTTTAAAGTTACCTCTGTCGGGTTCTAAATCGTCTAAAAACACGGGGCCATTTTTATCCTTACAAATCGCGTGCCCTACATAGCGTTCGGTTTTTGCCATCTTGTCGAAAGCCTCAGGAAAATCTACGCGAATAGCATTCCAGTACCCCATTCCACCCTTAATGCACCCAACACAATTATTATTAGCATACCCTAGCCGGTACATTATCGGCAAGGTGAAACCCATAGAGTTAAACCACGCCATGCAATCTGGCTTGGTGATCTCTTTGTCCACTAAGATAAAATCTGTGTCAACGTCGTTATTTGAATCTATGAAACGGTCTACGCGGTGCATTTCATCGATAGTGTAGCCAAATATTTGAACGTCATTTGCGCGCTGGTAAGCCTTACGAACGTTCTTTTTTAAGACCATAGTGCAGGGTGCGCCAGTCGGACCTTTGATAAATTTTCTAGAGTGAAATACTTTAAATATTGAGTAGCCCATTGATTCGTCACCAATAATTTTTACCTTTATTCCTGTCTTGGCTACAAACTCGTTAAGAAATCTAAGGTTATCTTCTGACTCTTCTTTAACTCGGCAGTAGACGGCCTCAAGTCTATCCCCGTATTTTTCAGCCGCAAGACATGTTGCGTAAGCGCTTGCCGCCCCACAACTGAACCAGCTTACTACTCTATTTTCTGTTTTCATAGTCCACCTAAATTAAACCTAGTTTTAAGATCGCCAATATGATCACACAAAATACTTAATTTTGACTGTGAATTATCAAGATTTTGTTTAAACCGTACCTCAGCTTCTGCTTTTTCTTTTCTGAGGCTTACTGTCATGCTTTTCCAGTAGAATATTTCACCATTTAATAGTGAATACATGCTTTTACTCTCGGCTTTACTTACTTTAAGATCATCCTCAAGATGTTTGATACGAATTTCCATCCCATTGATCTGTGCATCTTTTTCTTTCATTTCATTCACTTTTATTAGTTAATTTTAAAGTTTGTTTTACCTACGTAACTGCGCCTATAACTTTTTCTATTGCTATAGAAACCTTTGCACCAAATATAGAACCGCTGACAGTACCGATGATGTAGGGAAGTAATAACCAATAAGTTAAATCTGCGGTTACTAATTCATGCATAGTTAAAAACCAAATTCCATTACTAAAAACAGAACATATTGCGTGATAAGTCATGTTATTCCTGTTTCTAGACCTGGAAACCATCGTAAAAGAAACGTTCTGGACAAAAGCTAATAAAAGTATTGTTAAAATAGACATTTCTAATTCTCCGCTGTACCCTTATTTTTGATACTGGTAGTTACTTGACACTAACACACATGTACCAACCTGGCAGATGTGACTTGTCATCGAAAGATACCCAACCATTAACAATGAGAATAGCCATTACAAACACTATCAGCACCACCGACTCGGTAATCTTGGTTCGAATGCTGCGTGTCTTAATTGGGTTATCCATGGTCATTCCCTCTCAATTCTTAGTTGGTCTTGAGCTGACATAATCAGCCTTGGGGGCTGACATGTCAACAAGTTATTTAATTATTTTTAAGTTCAGTGCAATCCGCTTGGGCGGTGTAATTTTATTTTCAATTCATTCTGCATTTCAAGTCTCAGCTCGAGCATTTGAACTTCTGGCTGGTCGCGTAGATCTCTCAGTTGCTCTTTAAGGTCTGCTATTTCAGCCTCTTGCTGGACTCCTGTCGACGTTAACAAAGTTATGTGGTCTTCCAGCTTCAGTATTTGAAACTTATGAAGATCCTCAATCGAGTGGTGGGACTGGGACCCACCCTCCAGTTCAATCAGCTGCGGTTTATGGGAACAATTAACCCTTAACCACACTAATACATCTAGAAAATTCACTCGGGCTTCCAACCCTTCGGCATCTTTGCAGTGGCACTGCCTGCTAAATCCTCAGCGTCTTTAACAGGTCTCACCCTAGCTGACTCGAGTGCTGCCGCAGTTAAGGCTAAGGAGGCTGCAAACTCACGTACCTTAGGTGCGTCGTCAGGGTGACACCAAATCTTCGGGTGCCTCAACCCTGCGGCGACGCGTCTATTTTTGTATGCTTCAGTCGTTAAAGCAGTTTTTGATCTCTCGGTCATAATCAGGTTCTCTTTTATTAGTTTTAAAAAATGGGGCTTGAGTTTAAGCCCCTGACTTATTTTTGTCAACAAGTCCTTGTAGTTAAAGATAAAATGCTAAGCACTTGCACCAGAAAATAATGGGTCGGGCTCTTCGCCTAATGCTTCACCAGAAAATAATGGGTCGGGCTCTTCGCCTAATGCTTCACCAGAAAATAATGGGTCGGGCTCTTCGCCTAAAGCTTCCATCCTGTCTTCGTACAAGTGCATCGCTGACAGGTCTCTACGCTCTTTGACTGAGCGACGATGTTCTCGGTGGTACGCCATATCGCAAAGGACGCACTTTTTACTGCTAGCGTAGCGCACTGTGACTCCAGAAGCGTGGTGAGAGTCATCTTCGCAGAGTTCGCCTAGCAAATATCTTGAGGGTAGCGGCGTAACACCGGTTGCCCACCTGGTAATTCTTTTACGCATATCTGTCACGGGATAATCAAAGTTTACATTTTCCATTTTTAACCACCTCTTTGCTTGTTAGTTTAAAAACACTGGGAATTCTTGCCTTTGCCTCGCTTCTGCTGACGCCAGTAGGGCCGGTCAACACGTTTTAATATAAGTGCCGGAACCCAACTAGGTTGAGCCTGAATAATCATAACTTGGTTTAGCAATGTGCTGGCTTTGGACCTTGTTGGGATCGACATTTTAATCTCCGGTTACTTAAATAGTTCTAGGTTTAACATGCGGTTAGAAAAGAAAAATGCTTTTTCGCAGTCGCGCAATGCGGAGTTATTTGCTTTTACATTACCTTTTCGTTCAGCGGCTTTACGCCATATCGCTTTGAAAATATTAGACTCGTGAACTGTCATGTCCAACGCTTCCATTATATCTAAGCACTCCGCACTGTATGCCGCGCCTAATGATACAGGGTGTGGAATATGTGTAATGTAGTAAGACGAACTTAAACCTGAGTCTTCAATTTTAATTTTTACTTTCTTTTTGGACTGTTTGCCGTGTGAGTTTGCAGTAGTTGCTATAGTTGGCATAATTTTAGTTCTCCTCAATAGTTGTAACACTATCAAGGCGAAAAGATCTCCATCCGCCATCGTCAATAGACCAGACAGCGATAACGTCGGGGTTAGGGGCCTTAGCCTTTACAGGTGACAAAGCCGCTGCATCAGCAGGTGGAAGAGGCGGTAGGTGCTTGGCATTCAATGTGCACTTCATCACTCGAAGGTCGCCATTTGCTTTCTTGAACGTGACTACTTTGATGTCAGTTTGAAGTAGCTCGGTCATTTCTTTTTTATTTAACATTTTGCTTTCCTGGTTGATTAAAGAAACTTGATATTAAGGTGAGGGGCTGAGCTTGTCAACCCCTAATTGAAGTAATTTTAAAGTGGTCGCCGGCTTAGGCAACTGAGCTTGATACCCTTCTTTTGATAGCCGCACATGAGAGTTGCTAGCAGCCCGAAGCAACCGAAGTAAGAGGCTCGTAAGGCGAAAATTCTATGCTCTCTAAACTTTGTCTCAGCGACTCGCCAGTGCACAGATTGCATGTAGGTCAGGATGTAGCAGTAGGTCAGTAACCCACAGGCTAGCCAGCCTATTGCAATTGCTATCATAATCATTGGTGTGCTCATTTTTATCTCCGGTTGTGAGGCTAAACGCCCGCAAGTTTCATTGCTGCAGAACGAAGCCTAGCATTAAACCAACGCCTGACTACATAACTGCGAACAACGCTGATCAACGTAAACCAAAGCGTTATGCCCAAGTTTGAACTGATTGAAATATCGATATCGAACATTGGGAAAATTAGCAGCTGCGAGGACAACGCCACAACAAATCCAATCAGTATGTTAATGGCTGACTCGTACAGGGAGCCTAGCTTTGATTGTTGCATAATTTTATCTCTCCTTTATTGGGCTATCTCAACACGAAAACGTGCACTGCAGTCTTGGCAAATCCGTCTCTCAAATTCACCGTCCTCGCTTTCGTAGACGCAAATGCTGTCAGGATGCAAGCAGGGTTCATAGCTCTCCTTTAAATCGGCGTGCTTATAATCGTAGGCACTAACTTCTGGCTTGTCTTTCCCTGCGACATCGAAGCACCAAAATACAAAATGTTCAGTTTCAATGTGGTCTACTTCCCATCCGCACACCTTCGCTGCCTCTGCTAAGGTTTTTAAAAACTCATCAGATAAAAGAGGCTTTAACTCGCTTATCTTTAAAGCGGCTCTTTTGTCGAAATTGCTTTCGTTTTGCATCCTATCTCTCCGTTGGGTTACTGCTACCAGCAATCGCTGATAATCTCTGAACAGTCATTAGCGACTCTGGAAATAGCGCATGCTAAGTGATAGCCTAAACTTGTAATCAGAACAAAAGGCACCAAAATTATAGTTGCTGATCTTCTTAGCCACTTTCTTTCTACGTCGGGCAATGGGACATTCATTTCTTGTCTTAATGTTCTCATTTAGAATTCTCCTGCAAGTACAGCTTCAAAGAGCTTTTTAATCACCAAGTAAAGCACGTAAGGTGGCAAGACAATAGCCAAAGTTGTCAGACAGAAGCCTTTGGCCATAACAATGAGGGCTATCCATCCAATGATTATCAGTGGTAACCAAGGTCTTAGGTATTTCATTCTGAATTTCCTCTCTGAGTAGGTGCCACTATCGGCTTTCTTGTAGAGTTCCACTGGTCTTCATACGCGTCTGCCATGTGGAACGGGTCTTCGTATACCACATCAAAAGAGGGTTCAAATCCTTCCGGCAATCCTTCGTCTGTTTCTCTTGCGCGGAGAGTCAGCATGCCAGCACATTCTTTTTCTGAACCGTAGATAAACGTATCGCCTTCTTCATCTCTGCACGTTGTTTTGTGGCAAGGGAACGTCTGCCTTGTATTTCTTGCCACAGATGCTATATCCCAAGCCTTTTCAGGGTGTAGAAAAGGTCGGACATCCAATCTAAACGGACAATGTAAGCAAGGCTTCTTCATGTAGGTTTTGCCCATTACGATTCACCTCTCTGAGTAGGTGTTTGTGGGCGTGCGTGTCCCCATGCTCTGACCCTATCAGCGTCCTCGG